TCACTCACAAGCACTCTCCTTATCCAGCTTCATGCCCATAATGACAAAAGACCGTTCACTGTCATTCGCATACATAAAGTTTTCGCCATTATCTTTAGTATGTACATGCAAGATAGTTTCGCCCTTAGTAGATAACCCAAACAGTGCTTCAAGTACATATATGCGTTGAAATCTACTACTGCCATCTTTCGGCATCAACTGACCATAAAACCCATTCTGCACATAAAAATCTGATGCCGTTATTTCGCTCGCTGGATTAAAAGCTTTGCCCGCTTGTTTAATCATAACCAATTGCGGTTTAAATCCATCAGGTACTACAACATCAGTTTCGACTGGCGGTATATTATTTTTTTCTAAACTTCTTTGTAGTTCATACCGGCAATACACACCATTGTCTAAATCGCATGGCGCTGCGTGCATACGGTGTCCGTCTGTTGCATAGGCTCTGCCAGCATTAACGCTGATGCACTCCAGGTGAGGTCGCTCGCTACACCTATCCTTTAACGCCAAGCAAAGCCAATCAAGATCATTTTCTTTGATAAATCTATCCATGCTTACTCTCCTTCTCAGCGCCACACGTCTCACGCACGCTCGGCAATTCCAAATCAACTTCTAGCAACTCAGCTGCTAGGGCTTTCATTTCTTTTTCGGTACGTGTTTTCATGCTATTTTCTCGCTGTAATTAAATTCATGTTTAAAGTTAGCTTCTACCAAGGCTTGGGCAAGGGGAGGACAAACCGAATTACCAACCATTCTTGTTTGTGCCGTCTTGGTTAGTTTTATTGTTTTGCCATACTCATCAATACCTTTATCAATAATGTAATCGTCACCAAAACCTTGAGCGCGGAACAACTCTCTTGGCTGCAACATGCGAAAGCCGATATCAACTATTTTATAATCCACACCCTCAACCGTGACCAATCCAAACCTTTCTTTACTGACTACTGTACGAACTGGGCTTTTAACAGACTGTCCGTTTTTTTCATTGCCGTAGTAAGCTGTCAAAAATGCAGACACTAGGCTGTTATGGTCAGTGGCCGTAACGGTATGCAACGGCTCTGTAATATCGCTACCAACCACGCCTGTATAATTCTTAGCTATGAAAGGCGCTATCAGCGCATGATGGCCGCCCTTAATTTGAGCGCATATCGTACGCAATGGCTCGTTAGCCGGCATACATCTAGGCGATGAAGTATTGGCGCATTCTGTCATTAGCGGTGAAGCTAAACCAAAGTGAGTACCGCCAGATGTGATTGTATGCAGCGGCTCATTTATACCGTGTCCAATATTCCCTTTTCTTAACTTGACTATAAATGGCGATGGATTATTAACGACATACCGCATTAGACCAGCAGCTATGCGCTTGCATGTATTGTCAGATAATGGGCGTACAGCACGTATGCCATACTTGCTTTTTATCTGCTCAGCCGTTTCAAATATTGATGGCGTAGGTATTGACCAGTCGATACATTCAGAAGCTGTTCGCCAAGGTAGTAACTTTCTTTTTTTAACAGCTGTTGATTCTGGGTCGCCATGCGTTACTACTGGCCAAGCAATAGGCAAACCATCACGACGTGCTATCAAGAAGAACCGCTTACGAATGGTAGGGGTGCCGTAATCACAAGCTCTTAACTCTTTATATTCAACTGCGTAACCCTGACGACGTAGTGCACGTATAAATGATTTGAATGTCTGACCTTTACGATCCTTACATGGTCGACCATCTTCACCAATTGGGCCCCACGTTTTAAACTCTTCGACATTCTCAAGCATGATAATTCGAGGTCTGCAATCAGCAGCCCATTTCAGTGCTATCCAAGCTAACCCGCGTATTCGCTTATCTACTGGTACACTACCTTTTGCTTTGCTGAAGTGTTTGCAGTCAGGTGATAGCCACACCAAGCCTACAGGTTGATTGCCAGTAACCGACTTTGGCTCTATATCCCAAACCGACTCGCAATAATGCTTAGTGCCAGGGTGGTTGATACGGTGCATAGCTATCGCTTCAGGGTCATGATTGATAGCAATATCAACTGGACGGCCAAAAGCAGCTTCAAGTCCAGTTGAGGTACCGCCACCACCAGCAAAGTTATCTATTATTAGCTCATGCGGTAATAAGGATTTCATATCCATTCCTTGGTTAGTCTGAGCGTTTCCGCCCAGACGTTTATATAATTAACCCTGTGCGCCAATATCTTCAGCGACAATTTCTAGCGTGTCATTAAGCATCTTGATATCACCGGCATCAAAGTCTTGCTCTTTGTCAGTGATCAAACCCTTCATGCGCTCAACGTCATCAAGTGACTCACAGGCTTTGATATGCTTCATGATATTGTTGTATTCATCAGCTAAGATGATCGACTGCTTCTGATCGGCTAGGGCTTGGCGTAGCTCATCAACGTCATCATCTTTGATATTGATAGCCGGATTGTTAAGCATTTCGCCAATTTCTTTGCCGATGGGCCCAATCTGCTTACTATCAGTGACTTGCTCAATCGTGCTAAGTAATTCGCTAATGTCGTAATACTCAATCACTGGTGCCGCGGCAGTCGCTTGCTTTGGCTTAACGCGGTCAAGCAGGGCGGATGCACCAGCGTTAGCAGCTTTAGGTGTAACATTACGAGGGGCTTCATTATTTCGGTCAGCCAGTTCGTCAGGTGTATAAACACCTAGGATGACATCAGGGCAATGAAGTCTTGAAAAGCGCTTAGCTGCTAAGTAGGCAAGCTGTTGGCGTGGGTCAGCAGCCCACAGTGGTGAGTTACGGACAGTACCAACTTGCGCCATCGTTAGCGATAACTCGGTTGGCTCATCATCACCTTTAAATGTCGCTCGGCAGATGACGCCCACATCAGTTGATTTATCATCTTTAGCTTTAACTTTTGACCAGTCACCAAAGTATTCAAACTTGATACGGTCGACGATAGGAGCGCGATTGTTGATGACAGCGATAACCAGTTGAGCTTCATACCCCAACGTGCCATTAACTAAGTGAGTCTTTTGAGCTACTGCATATGGGTCCATGCCCCAGCGTAGTGATTGGCCAATAATTGCAAAGCAGTCACCGACGTTACCTTGTAGATGCTTTGGTACAGTACAAACACCACTAGCCATCATGTGAGCTAAGCGTTGGCACTTATTAAACAGCGAGTCATCAAGCGTGATTTGCTGCGGTGAGTATTGCTGATCAGCGGTTACTGTTATTTCGTTGTAGTTGTCCATTAGATTGTTTCCTTTTTAACTTTGTGAGTTGTCATAGTGTCGTTTTCGGGATTGAAATGAATTTCCATCATTCCTTTACAGCTTGGACAACTGCCGCCACCTAGCTCATGAGCGCCCATCATGTGAAATATACTAGGTGCACAATCGAATTTATCTGAGCAGTGAGGGCAGCTAATGTCGTAACGCTCTTTCCAACCGTTTGGGTTTGACGGCTTTTTGTCAGTCTTCTTGAATTCAAAACCTGACTGAGTTTTCTTTACTTTTATACTCATCACTTAACCCTCATCACGCGGCTTTCGCTTTGCTTGATATATTTCTCAGCAAGCTCTGGCATATCTTTCTTTAAGCGGCTACTGTCAAAGCGATTACTTACTTGGACCTTGTAAGTAGCGACCACTTCGCCGTCGATTGCCAATGTCTCATTGTCTTGAATCTGACAAATAAGGTCAGTCTGGGCGAGCTCGAGCGCGGCTTTGACTTCTTTCTCTTGCGCCTTTAATGACTCATAATGCTCAAAGGCTTTGGCGGCTTCACTATCCGGCTCGACATCAAGCGTGGTATCAGGATTGTGGCGTGGGTACTTATCCTTAGCGTTCTGCAGCGTGGTAGCGTCAGGCTCAACACCTGCTAATACGTTGTGGGTCCAGAAGCTTTCGGCTGCCTCAAACAAGTAATCGATAAAGTCCTGGTGACGCTCAATTTTGTACTGACGATATTTGTTACCGCCAATCAGTACAGCCATGTGACAGACTTGCGTATCAGTCACCCCCATGTACCACTGAGCTTGGCACTGATACTGGTCCGGCACTTCGTCCGACTCTTCATTGCCCCAATTTTTACCGACGTACTCAGATGCGGTCTTAATCTCGACAATCTGATCAGTAGTCAGCTTGCCGTCTTTAAAGCGTACATTGCCCCAGCCTTTAACTTCGTTGTTCACCACAGCACGATCAATGTTAGCGATGGCCCAGCGATGTTCTGGGTGACGCATGAGGAAGTTAACGTTCTGAATCTTCAGACCACTTCGTTTTGAAAATTCGCGTGCTACCGTGTCCTCGAGTATGGTTCCCCAATAGGCAAACTCGTTCATATCTTCATCAGCTAACGGCTGCGTCTTAGACTGGTAGATATCGTAAGCAGTAGCGTAGGGCGATACACCGATGATGGCTGCTATGTCACTGCCACCAATCCCGCTTTGACGTAATGTGAGCCAATCCTCACGGCATAGAGTGCTGGTCTTAATAGCATTGGCGTCTTGATATTTCTCAAATTTGATTGCGAGTCCCATGGTTACTTTCTCCCATATGCTGTTGCGATAAATTGGTTGGCTTTTTTAGCCGTTTGGTATTCTTCAGAGTCGTAGTAAGCGTCGTTCTTGTATTGCTTGTCAGTAGCAAGAGATACTTCTAATTTGTGCAGCGCAATAGCGTTGCTTTCGTTTTGCAGGTCGACATCTAGCGCACAACCAGTTATGCCTTCTGTGACTATCACGACGATGCAATATCGGTCGACGTCTAGCGCACAACCAGTTGTTAGCATTGGCGCTAAGAGGGCGATGATTAAAGTCTTATACATTGGCATGCTCCTTATGCTGCGTAGTAGCTATTGGCTGGTTGACTTGCTTCGATATTGCCTTCGATGAAATCCTTGATAATTTCGATAATCTGTAACGTGTCATCGGCTGTCATCACGTAACTACCAAGCGGTAGTAGATCGTCGGTTTCAATATCGAGAATCTCTACAATGCTGAGATTGGTCACGCTATCGACTTCTATCCAGCTATCACCCTCTACTGCTAAGTGACCGCCCCAATACTCATTGCGTTCGCCACATTCTCGATAATCCGAGTCGTATTTGCAGTGCACGCACTTATCATCGATGATGATGTAAGCGTGTCCATTTTTGCTTGATGCTTCGTTGTCCGCATCGTTGTCTAATCTGATAATCTGTGCCATAATCTTTTCACTCCTTAGTGAGTAAAGCCCCTTTAGATGTCGAAGTCGGAGGGGCTTTTTTATGGGTGTTATTTGGCTAGCTCTACATCTACGCCAATGACCTTCTTTTTACTTCCTGCCCAGTCGTAAGATGACTTCATCTCGTTTAATTTTTCATCTAGATTTGACGTGCAAACGAAGTTAGGACTTTTCGAACCGTCTTGAAACTTAAGGGTTATCCAGTACATTTTGCTCATTGCATTACCTCTTACTCAGTTGATTAATTCAGCATTAACGACTGTTGCCAATCGTCAATAATTTATTAACTCTTAATCCCAAGTTGTTAAATAGTTTCGGCTAACTCGTTATTAGCTGATAAGGTAATATTACACACCATGTGAAAATATGTCAATAATTATATGCACACAATGTGAATATTTTATTTCTGTGTGAAATTACAAGCACAAAAAAACCCGCTCAAAGGCGGGGTGGGTGATGGAGTAGGCACAAAGAAGTGTTGATCAAAGAGCTAGGCGGTGCTATGTTCGAATTTATATTATTCGATTGTTAAGGTAGTAACCTATGAAAATTTGGTCCACGTTTTTTATCTCTATGTTAATGATGGCGCCAGTTGTGCAGGCGAATGCTCAGAACTATCCTTGCTCTAAAAGCATGGGCGGTGTATCACATTGCCAAAATGGTAAGTTTGTTTGTAATAACGGTAAGATTAGCCAGTCTAAGAAAGTTTGTAGTTAGGCTTTGGTAGATTGATAAGCAATAAAAAAACCCGCTGAGAGGCGGGTTTTATCGTTATACCAGTTATCAAACATAGAATATATTTTATAACTTGACTAAAGTTATCCTTTGGGTTAATATATTTCTCATGATACTAATAAAAAGAAAGCATATTTATTGAAGTACCAAATAGTTAGTACATAAGGGAGCAAACAATGGCAACAGTTACTGATTTCGGTAAAAAACTTAGAAAACTTCGTATTGATCATGAAGTTATGTTGAAGACAATGGCAGATTCTATAGGTGTCTCTTCTCCATATTTATCGGCTATAGAAACAGGCAGAAAACCAGTTAATGCACACTTACTTAATAGCATCATTAATTCATTACAACTTTCAGAACAAGAAGGCACAGAGCTTACAAAGCTTGCTAGTAAATTAGAGCCTGATGTAGTTATTAAGGGGAATGATGTTTATGAAACTGAGTTGGCATTAATGTTTGCAAGACGTATGGATAATAAGAGCTTTGATTTGAAAAATCTTGAAGATTTTTTGAATACTTAGCAGACAATTAAGGGATTTAATATGTTGGATTTTCTACAAAAGCACAATACAGGTATTAAGGTTAAGCCTCGAAGTAAAGATTCAATAGCAGGGTTAGCTGGAGCATTTAGAAGAAAAGTATGTAAAACAGAAGTTACCGATTGTCTTGATGTCTTAAAAGTACTTGAGTTAATTTTGCCAAAATTGACTAAGGGGGAGTTTGAATTCTTCCCATTAGATAATGAGATAATGGGCGATACAGAAGCAGCAATGTCTCCAGATCGTATGAAAATGTGTATAAGAAAAGATGTCTATGACGCATTGCATGATGGAGATTTTAGAGCGCGATTTACTATTGCCCATGAATTTGGGCATTTTGTGTTGCATGAAGGTGTTGCTTTAGCTAGAGGGAACGCAAAAAATCATAAGATATATGAGGATTCAGAGTGGCAAGCTAATTGTTTTGCTGCAGAGCTACTCGCCCCAGTAAGCCAATGCATAAATATGACAGAAGATGAAATAATGGAAAAATTTCAAGTTAGTCGTCAGTGCGCAGGGTTTAGGATTAAAGAGGCGAATAAGAGATGATTTAAATTACATTTAAACCAGTTTTGTACTGTAAAACCAAGGCAGTGCAGAAGCCTTAGAAAGAAGTACAGGTATAACGTCAGAACCTATATCTTATCAATTTTTAAGGTCATTAACAATCCTTGGTTACAATTCGCCAGGAGAAGAATCTAATGGCTAAGAAAAAAATAAACAGTAAACCTGCCCCAAAAGGCATGAGATGGGTGTGTTGCCGCTTCCGTAAGGTGCGTGGTACTTCAGGTAAAAAGCTAGACGCTCACGAATATGGTTATGAAGCATGGTGCTTTTTAGTACCTAGTGGTGGTCCATGATCGTTAGTTAGATGTTGTTAATATCTTTTTCTAAAAAATAGAAGCCTCTTTATAGAGGCTTTTTTTATGCTTGGGATGGTTACCCTTATAATTCTTATGTAAGTTATAAAGCAGACAATAAAAAACCCATTGTGAGGTGGGTTTTTTATTAAAGTAATTTCTAATTAATCAACAAATTCTAATACTTTAGTGCCACACTCTTCAGATGAGTGAGCTATTTGAATATCGATATCGTAACCATCTTTATTCATTTTCTCCAACGAATATAGGCATTTATCCAATTCGTTTCGAATATTTATTTGAACTGCTTCAGTAAATACGATCTCATCTACAGGTGGTACATAAATAATTATACTAGCCTTGATAGCTTTTCCTAAAATTTCACAGCAGTTTGTGACATTAGTGCAACCAACATAATCAATATTATATCGACGATGAATATCATCTAAGTAAGCGGCTGAGATAATCGTACCATAGTATTCTGCCCTGGTACTGGAATCCCCTAAACTATACTTAGAAATAGGCATATCTACTAACATCCCTTTTTCATTGCTATTATTGGTAATTAGAAAAGGCTCTGGATTATAAATTTTATCCTTCATTCCTTTTCTTCTACTTTCAATTTGATTAAATACTTTTTTGCGTAAATCAGTTGTGCCCAGAGCTTGACTTTTCTTTGACTTTTTTTCATTTCTACATATAAGAGATACCATTGACCCGTATAGATCGTCTAATATTTCGTCAATACTTTCACCTCGTGCTGTTTGATAGCTTGAATAGATAATGTGAGGAGAAGGCGTAATTGTATAATTATTATTTGCAAACATCTCGTCAACTATATCAAGCAAAAACTTAATATTTGCAGCTCCACTTATACCAAACAAACACTGAAAGGCGTCTGTAGTTTCTAGAATCCTATAATGGCATTTGCTATTTTTATCTACGAAAACTACACCAACGTTGAATATCTCTCCTGAAATTCTATCGGGCATAAACCGCACAGTAAACCAGTTTCCTGATATTAAGTCACTGTTTTCGCTGCTGTTGAGTAAACTCAGCCATGATGTATTCATATTAATAGTTCCACTCTAGATGTTACTTGTTCAAATGCGTTATCTGCTCTCTTATTTAAGAAATCTAGGAATTCAATATAGTCTGATGAGTTTGAGCTATATATAGAATTCATCCAATTATTCACTTCATTGTTTATTGACGCAATAGCATTGGAATGCTTGTGACACTCGTGGATCATACTGCTACGAATTTTGACAAATTCTTTTTGTGGCATCAAGTCCTTTGCGATATCAAAAAGTTGATTCTTATACTTCTTATCTACATCTAAATCACTAGTTAACCAGCCATATCCATATGTGTCATATTTGCACACTAGCATATCATTATCAATAACATGATATTTAGCCTTGCCCGTTCTAAGCAAATTTCCCATATGCCTATCGACGTGCGCAATTGTATTATCCATTGCTATGGTATCACCTATATGTGACCATTTTGCAAGCTCATCTATTAACTTTTTGCTACGTGTATGATACTCAAATGCGGTTTCACTCTTGTCAATTTTTGAGGTACAGAAAATAGGATAGAATTCGTTATCAAAGAATTTCTTTCCTAGCACGGAATCAGAAAATCCAATGTTATCGTTTTCAGCAATATCTTGAGTTGGAATCAAAGCAATACATGCGTATTTAGGCTGAGGAATTTCGAGAGCGTTAGCTATTAAATAACCAACAATTTCGTTAAACAAAGATCTATCAGTAAAGTCTAAGGGATATATCTTCCCATACATATCAATAGCCTTGTTTTCATTGGGATGCTTAAAGCTAGCAACGAATACTGGGTTAAGATTATTCTTATCTGTAATCCATCCTTTAAAGTTACGATAGCAACTTATATCTAGAAATCTAACTATTTTATCGGGCATATTTTTCTCCAGTCATTATTTTTGAAATGAGGTATCGAGGCAGTTTTGTATGACTAATTAACAAGAATTATTATGAAAAGTTAAATTACAGGAAACTATTTTAAGTATTCTTTCTTTAAACTTCCCCATACATCTCATCACACACCTTCAGCCCAATCTCTCTAGCCTCACTCAAAACAGCACCTTTCTTAATGCTGTAAGGTACGTTTGGAGTCATACTTGCCTGCTTCAGAGATTTGGCCGCAGCCTTGTTAAGTGGCGTACCAATATAAGACTCATCGGTAAATTCGACAGGATGAAAATATACAGAAGGTCCATACTCTGGATGTGTAATACATACAATTTCGCCTGATACGGTAAATGGGTAGGCCGTATAGTGTTCGCCATACCAATCACTTTCATTCACTATCACAAAGTCAATGCTATGATTATTATCTTGTACGGGTGTGCATGCAGCTATGGATAGAGCTGCTGCTAAGCTGATTAACCACCTAGATATATTGATTCGCATGGCATACCATCCTTGTATTAATCCCAATCCAGCGCCTCACGATACACGCACCATCCCAATGGCAATGTGTCGACTGGCTTGGCGTGTTTTAAAAAATGGCAGATCCAGTAATATTCAAATGGTTTCATAGTGACCTCATCTATATCTGGTTACTTTGCTATCAACGATACCGACAAGCATACATTCACCCATAGGCACTATCTTTTGATCAGGCCAGTCTGGATTAAGCGGTTTTAGGTACATGTCTTCAGGACCATTACCCATGATGAGCTGTTTAAACGTGGCTTGCTTATCGTCATTGCAGTGTATAACCACCAAGTCCCCGTCTTTTAAATCCCACGGTGCTATCTCAGGCTCTACATAAATAATCTCATCGGGTTTAAATTCAGGCCACATGCTGCGTCCCTGAATAATCAATCCAAATGCGCGCTTAGAAAGGTGCTGTGGTCGTGGTATCCAATCGATCACATCATCTATCGTGACCGGCATCACATCCGAAAAACTACCAGCCGCTACCCAACTGATTACAGGTACGTAACCGTCCATTCTGTAATCAACCGGAACTCTCAGTGTGCCTTCAGGGTCATTGGGGTTTGTAGTGCTTTGTATCGTACTACTTTGCATAGTTTTTATTTTAGCTTTGAGGTCGCTGACGGTAGTGTTAGGTGATGAACCACTCAAGATATAGTTGGCATCAGCATTATATTTCTCTGCTGCAGCTAATGCTCCTTCCTTAGAAACACCTCTTTTTGCCCAGTTAGTGACTGTTGATGCTCCTACGTTCAAATCTAGGGCGATTTTAGATTTTTTGTTTGTCCCTGCTACTTCTTGCAGCCTAACCATGCTTTGGTCCATAAATCACCTCATTTTTTCATTGTTCAAATTAATATTATTTTACACGCTGTGTGGAACTCAATGTTGCACACTGTGAAAACTACCGATTGCTTTTTATTCACACTGTGTGTATTATTGGTTTTATAATGTCCAACCAAAGGAATACACAATGTCCGATAGAGAATTGATCAAGAAGCTAGGCGGCGTTAAGGCCATTTCAGATGCTCTTGGATATAACTATACAACGGTACATAACTGGCTTACTCGTGGTATCTCAAGAGACGCAAAAATTGCTCACCCTGAAATTTTTATGCAAAAGAAAGTAGAAGATGTAGAGCATATTGATAACTACTTAACAGAGGAGGCCTAATCATGACCACCAAATCCATAACGCAATTATCGCTTGAGCAAGCTGCATGGTCACGCAACATGCAAGCTCAGATATTGCAGGCCATTGATGCTACTGGGCAGCTCGTTGTAGCTGATTGCATCGGTGTTGATAGCAGCACTATTACAAAGATGAAGCAGCCACACGGCACTGCTAAACATAGCGACATAGAAAGGCTTTGCCATCTATTGGCAGCTACCGGCTTGAAGGTCGTTGATAAAGATATGAAGTGCTATGACCAGAATCATGTGAGCTGGCTTTACGGCTTAGCAAAGCTTGGAATGAATCGGTCATTAGATGTTGATGACTTTTTGCATGCAGATGCGGCATTACAGATAGCTGAAGGTACTTACCAGCCAAGAGGCGCTTTATGAGTTGCTCAGACTGCCCAAGCTTTACAGATGGTAAATGCTGCCATGAATCAATTAAGCCAATAGCTCGCCCAGTTGTACCGGCGCCGATGTGTGAAGAAATATTGGAGCGCATGAAAGCTCAGTATGACGAAGCGTATGAATACTACGGTGATTGCTATGAAGACTAATTCAACGACCAGTAAGCCATTGGCATGTGATGCAATTTGGAATGAACGCCAAGCAAGCTTCGCCTTGGAGCAAAGCGCAGCGAAAACTAAGCAAAGTTTATTAGCGCAACAAGCCAATATTGTTAAGAAGGCAAAATTTAAGCAATAAAAAACCCTCATCAGCGCGAACTGATCAGGGTTTACTAACTCTTCGATAAGGAATATTTAATCATGAATCTAGCAATTAGGCAAGAGTCAATGAAGAAAAATGGATATACAGCTGTAGACAACCGTGTTTATGACACACAGCCTTTTATATCGCCATCAGCGTTCGCCATGCTTATGCGTATCGATAGAATGACCAACGGTTACCAAGATGACGTTAAAGCGCTGTCTAATACGTTTTTGCAAGAGCTTTGCAATATGACCAAAAATACTGTCTCTAAGTACGTAGATGAGTTGGTCGAAATTGGGATTTTAGTTGCTCATAAACGCTCAAGAAAAACGACTATTTACGCTATCGATTATGAAAGATTATTCATTTTTGTCGATGAATCCCAAAATTTGGGTTCCCAAACTTTGACCCAGTGTATCCCAAACTTTGACCCAGTTGAGTCCCAAACTTTGGGACGTATTAAATTAAAACAAAATAAAAACTTATTAAATAAAAACTCTCTTGTGCAAAAAGCGAAATCTAGCCACTTGAGATTGGTCACTGATGAAAAACCAAAACCACCAGTTAAAAAATCAAAATCCTTGAATATTCCATTTGATGATTTTTGGAATGGTTACGACAAGAAAAAAGACACAGCCAAGTGTGAGAAAAAATGGTCATCACTCACAGACAACGAACGTGAACTGATCATGAATCACATTCCAGATTACGTCGCATCAACACCAGTTAAAAAATATCGTAAAAATCCTATGACGTACCTCAACGGAAAATGTTGGCTTGATGAAATTGACCAGTCACAACCAAACCAAGCACAGCAACCAAATCATCAGGAGAACACCAATGCGAACACTCAACCAGCTAACAGCCAGCATCAGCAATTCGACACAAGCACCACAGCAGGTTATGCAGCCAAGCTCGATGCAGATGCAGAACGATACTATGCAGAGCAAGCAGCAATCACCCAGCAGTCAGCTAACGGAAGCACTGAGAGCGCTTTTTAAACAATGGAAGGCATGGTTCAAAAATAAGATGAAAACGAAAGATGATGATTTTGATTGGTCTTTTGACATGGTTCTAGTCTGGGCTCGGTACCTGACCAAGAAGCGCATCACGGGAAAAGAGTTTGATATGGCCAGTGAACTGTCTTTTGATCAAGACTGGATGCCAAGCAATGCAAAAGAGTTTTTGGCCTTGGTACGTACGCAGAAGGCAAATGAATACCCATCAGCACAAGCAGCCTTTGATAACGCCTGTTGCCAATGCGGATTGATTGAAGACCAGTACGTCAAGCGCCAGTGGCTGCATGCAGTGGTACTAGAGACAGCAAATCGTATTGGTATGGGTAAGCTTAAAAACGCTGACAATTATTTCATCAAGGCGTTCACAAGTGTTTATGAGCAAGTGATCAGCGAGCATCAGAATGGGTCCACGTTTGTTATTCCTAAGTCACATCAAGTCGCTTATGAGCACACACCGGTGCAGTTAGGTAGCGAAGCAGATAAACGGATTAATGAGCAATTGGCAGGTTTAAGGAGATTAGCGGTGTGACAAACGCCCAACGAACATTCGAAACAAGACACGCAGCGCTACGCTACATAGCCAATTTAAGCCCTAATCGTGTTGGAGTAGCAGACATAGCAGGCTTGACCGATACGCACGTTAGAACGTCTCAGAGAGTGCTTAGAGATTTAGAGAGCTGGGGATATTTGATTGCAGATAATCAACGCCCAATCGGCTACAAATTTAACGAAGATAAGCGAGGGGAGATGGGATTATGAGAAAAAGCGTACAAGCATTAGGCAGAATGAAGTCAGGACAGATGAATGGTACTGAGAAAGCCTACGCACAGCATTTGGAGCTGCTGAAACGAGCAGGTGAGATTGCTTATTACTCATTCGATAACATCAATTTACGGTTAGCAGACAAGACGTTTTATAAGCCTGATTTTTTAGTGATGAAAGCAGATGGTCAGTTGGAAATACACGAAGTGAAGGGCCAGTGGACTGACGATGCTTTGGTGAAGATTAAGGTTGCTGCTGACAAGTTCCCTTTTAAGTTTATTGCGATCATGAAGCAGACAAAAAGGAATGGCGGCGGTTGGGATGTTCGAGAGTTTTAACAAAGTATAAAAAAGTATATCGATGTTTATAAATGTTTACTAAGGATTCCAAATGAACAACTTACTAGCTAATAGATTTGCAACGAGTGCCCGTTTAGCAATTAACGACATGGAATGGCTCAAGCAAGGCTTAGGCGTTAAGACAGTTAAGTTTGACATTGGCGCTGGTGGGTTGCCTCCTGAAGTGAACTGGGAAGACAAGTCAGCTGCCATTGCATTGATCAAGAGCAAAACAGGCAAGGCGCTAGCTTCGTTGCTAGTATGGGGCGATAACGAACTGTACGACTGGTCAGAGTCGTTTAATGATGTGGTTAATCACTTAGCAGCCAATATGATCAAGTATTGCGTAGAAGATGATAGAGGCGCACCTAAGTCTAAATACACGCTTAATGAGCTGGCATACAAGATGGCACGTATGACCTTGCACTTTGAGCTATACAACTTGTGGTCGCTGTACTCAGTCGAAGGGCGCTTACTCTTCAGCGGTATCGATATGTCAGCGAGCACATACAGTCAGATTTGGTCGAAGTATCAAGAAAAAATGCTGCATGATATTGACTATCTGATGGGATTTATTAATCAGGATGTTGATAATTATCGATTCAAACTAAAGGAGGTTTAGATTTATTATTTTACTAAAAAAACTACCAATGGTAGTATAGTCACAACTATATTTAATAAAAAAATAAAATATGAGAGCACCCCAAGCACAGTCTAAACTTTCTGAAGTTCTGGAATTTTTACAGCAATACGAAGGCACTATTAATCCTAATAAGCTTATTTTTGGCCGCTGGATTAAAGATGCCCAAGCATTACGTTTGGTTGATCCGTCAGAAGGATATATGATGGAAGCATGGGTTTATCGAGCTCAGGGTAAGTTAGACAAAGCTTTAGAGTACATGAAAAATGCATACCGTTTGGATTCGTCTTCAAGTAGCGTGAATGTGAATTACGCCTCATTGTTGTTAAGCAGTGGTGATTTTAATGAATCTGAAAAGTTGTGTATAAAGCGAATTAGGCTTGATAGAACCAATACAGATATATTTAAGATATTAATAACGAATACGCTGCATACTTTCAATCAAGACGCTTTGTTTGAGGCAATTGAGTTGTTTATCCCTACAAATCCGGAGGCGGAAAAAGTGATAGGACAAGCTAAAAAAAGGATATTCGATTTTGATCATATGCAATCTACTCTAGAGTCAGCTAATTTATCTATTGAAGTATATAAGCGTTTTAGTAGCATAACTCAAAAAGTAAGAAACACGAGATATATAGGAGAGTCACGTACAGTCATTAACTGCGAAGTTAATGAGTTAGGAACGTTTCTTCTTATAGATGAAGCATTGGTTAATGCAAGTATTGAAGACTGCTTAAGTATGTATGATGATCTAGTTGAAGAGATAATTAATGATGATCATTATTTTGAAGAGTATAAGAAGATTATTTTTAATTTTATTCCGACCACAAGCACAGCTATCAATTCCGCTTATCAGTTGGAAATTTAACTATGAGTGTTAGTAACAGTGATTTAGAGGGTGCCGCTGCTCGCTTATTTCCTCAACCTGAAATGATTATTGATGAAGCAACTCAAAGAGCATGTGTGAATCGTAAGTATTATATAACATATCACTGCTTACTCAGTATCATTGAAGAGCACTTTCCAAGCTATGATATGAGTAATGAAGGTATGTTTGGCAATACTGGCTCACATAATAGAGTGTATTTAGTCTTTGATGATATTTACAAGAATACTAAATGTAAAAACGCACAAAGATTATCTATTAAATTCACTAACTTCTTATCAAAACGTCATAAAGCTGACTATGCTCTAAATGAGGATTTTAGTGAGTTTGATTATAAGCAAGCTCTGAAATTTGCAATAGATATACCTGAATTAGCAGATAATATTGCTGAGGTTCAGAAACAGAAAGCGATATAACGCTTAAAGCAATATTTCCATATCTTTATTATTCTTGACCCTTGCCGACAGTTAGTGCTATATTTCCTACACTGGCGTAAGTTGTAAGTGAAGCCAACTGATTCATGAGGTCTTAATGATAAAGCGAATAGCTGAGCGTTATTGCTTAAAGCAAGTCAATATTATTAATGAACTCCAAAAGGAGAATAATAGGCAATGCTTATCTGATGCTAGCTATAAAGATAGTTTGGGTTACCATCGTCGCAAGCAACGAATCATGATAGCGACGATAAAATATAATACTGCTATCGATTTATTTTTAAGAGACTCGAAGTTTGAAAAAATAGAAGTAGAGTTATAGCAATAAGCCTTATCTAACCGATAGGGCTTTTTTATTGCCTACGATGTGCCCGTTATGTGAATATCCATATCGGGCTTTTTTACGTCCAAAATTTAGCAAGGGATTGCTATGTGTGAACTAACCAACCAACAGGCCTATGATTACTATCAAGAGGCGACGATGCCAAGCGGTAAAGACTACTGGCTTAACTTCTTGCAAGATAGGGCGAATAGAGGTGTAGTCGGAGCGCAAGGTTTTGTAGATAAGATTGAGTTTTGTGAGATTAAGTAAGTGCCTATAGCTCAGTTGGAAGAGCAGAGAACTCATAATTCTTTGGTCGTAGGTTCAAATCCTGCCGTCTTCACTATGTTAAATAATCAGTTTGCCTTCCTTAAAGATCGGAGCGCTACCTTGACATGGTATAGGTCTATATTTTAACCAGTTTGCCTCCCTTGATTGGACGAGGCATTTTTTATATCTGCGGTGAGCCTTTAACTAGGGAGCAAGCACCCAAGCCAGAGCGGGCAGAGTGAAGTAACTAAGACTGGCAGTGAGACACACTGTCGCTAATCGTAGAGGTTTGTATGTAGTGAAGCACAGGTTTTGACATGCACCTAAATGCAAGCAACCACGTTAATCTCAAGCTTGGCAATATGATGCGGCTCATTCCCGCCCCAAGCTTACATAAACCCGTCCAGATGGCGGGTTTACTTTAATTCTTATGCAAACTGATTGCAGAGTCTCCAAGAATATTTAGCTATTTTCACCATAGCCAGTAGCAAAGTTATCGGTCGTGTGTGAATCCAATAGGAGTTCTTTTTTCATTTGGGTCGTGTTTTGGTACAGCTTGTAATAAAAAATTTAGCTGATTGCAATGCTGAATTAGACGTGTTGAACCACCAGTTTCCGTTGTCCCATGAAAGATGATGAGATTTGGTCTATTGAACTCAATAGAGCTCACATAAAAGGTTACTGAACTGCCAAATGATGCAGCTAGGATCATAACCTCCTGCTTATCGTCAAGATTAGACTCAAAATCTTTTACATGGCGAATAACAGAATCTTCAATCTGAATTACTGGATTATCTATTTTACGTTTTGCCTCAGACGCCTCTGCTTGGAACTTCATTAGGCGGGAGGTGTGGTCATTCATCGGGTCTAACTCCTTTCGGTAGTTTATAGTTGGCGAAGCAGCGTCTCGAGCCTTTGTTGTTACAGACGTTATGCTTTCTTGTATTCGGTCAGCGAGGTTTTTTGCTGATGTTTCCTTATCAGAATTAATATTCACTAGGTCTTTAATATCCATATCTATTTCCACTGAGAATGAGTCTGAAATATACCACAATGAATGTACGAGGCAAATGTGACAATTCTGAGGCCAATACCATCAGACGACATGCCATCGTTTCTAGCAGCACCTGAAATATATGAATGGCTAAAAGACACGATACTTAATTCCGATCATGAGTGGTTTAACCGTGACCATCAGCATCTACTTGATTATGAGTTTCATGAGATATCTTTTTTATGGGCCCAAGGCGAATACATCAAACAAGGCAAACAGATATTAGGGCAATGCGAAAAGGTCATGATGATGGCTGGTGGTTGGAAAAAGGCACGTCAAGAAATGTGGTTTGAAGACACATTGGGCGCGGTACCGGATTATTTAATTACTTTAGATGCTAATTATTGCCGTGATTGCACAGATGCTGAATTTGCTGCACTGGTTGAGCATGAGCTCTATCACATTGTGCATAAGGCAGATATGTTTGGTGACCCTGCATTTAGAGCAGATGGTAAGCCGGCGCTAGATATGACCAGCCATGATGTCGAAGAGTTCTTTGGAGTCGTCAGAAGATATGGCGGTGATGAAGCAGTTATTAAGATGGCTGAATTACAAGATTGTGAGCCGACTATAAGATACTAATTACTTTTACCTAACAATACGAGAGCGCATTTATGGCGACCCTTAATAATAAGGTTAAGGCCTTTATTGTACAAGGGCTTGCTACCTATATGACACCTTCAGAAGTAGCACAGGCTGTCAAAGAAGAATTCGATATTGTCGTAACCCGTCAGCAAGTCTCATTCTATGACCCAAGCAAGGCAGCCGGACTTACGCTATCCAAAAAATGGGCAGACCTATTCAAACAATTCCGTGATGACTTTAATACTGATATTCAGGCAATACCGATTGCTAATAAAGCTTATCGATTGAACATGCTTGACCGCATGGCACGTGATGCTGAGAAGTCAAAGAACAGGCCGTTGGCGGCAGCTCTAGCAGAACAGGCAGCCAAAGAGGTTGGTGAGGTTTATACCAATAAGCAGAAGGTCGATAACACATCTAGCGACGGCTCAATGGCTACCAAGCCGACAGTAATTAGACTGGTAGCACCAAAGGTAGATGAAAATGGGCGAGCTATTAAATGATGAGATTTACGCCGATGTAGTTATACCAGACAAACTTATACCAGTATTCGAATCTAAGTCACGCTACAAAGGCGCTTATGGCGGCCGTGGCAGTGGTAAGACACGCACATTCGCATTAATGACAGCCGTAGAGGGTTATCGACTAGCTGAAGCAGGCGCTAGCGGCATAATCCTATGCGGCCGTGAGTTCATGAACTCACTGAACGAGTCGTCATTAGAGGAAATCAAGCAGGCCATTAAGTCGGTTAGTTGGCTCAATGATTACTATGAGATTGGCGAGAAATACATTCGCACCAAGAATAGGCGTGTTGCTTACGCTTTTACTGGTCTGCGCCATAACCTAGACAGTATTAAAGGCAAGTCAAGAATATTACTCGCTTGGGTAGATGAGGCTGAGAACGTCAGTGAGGCTGCATGGCGTAAGCTACTGCCAACAGTACGTGAAGATGATTCAGAGGTTTGGATAACTTGGAACCCTGAAAACAAAGGTAGTGCGACTGACAAGCGATTCAGACAAGTTGAGCATGAATTCATCGTTGAGATGAATCATAACGATAATCCATTTTTTCCTGATGTGCTTGAGCAAGAGCGACTTAATGATCAAGAAAACCTTGATGATGCAACATACCGATGGATTTGGGAAGGTGCTTATCTTGAAGCGTCAGATGCCCAGATATTTAACGGTAAGTTTGTTGTCAGAGAGTTTGAAAGACACCCAACATGGAATGGACCGTACAATGGCTTAGACTTTGGCTTCTCTACAGATCCAACAGGTGCGACAAACTCATGGGAAAGTGACGGCATTCTTTATATCGAATATGAAGCATGTAAAGTTGGTCTTGAGATTGACGACACGCCAGATTATTTGAAAGACAACATACCAGGTATCGAGAAGTATGAGCTTATAGCGGATAACGCCCGTCCTGAATCAATTAGCTACCTGAAGCGTAACGGCATACCAAAAATTAAGGCATGCGTTAAAGGTAAAGGCAGTGTTGAGGATGGTATTGCTCACCTCAAAGGCTATAAGCAAATTGTCATACATCCTCGCTGCGTAAATACCGCCAAAGAATTTAGGCTATACAGTTATAAAACGGATCGGTTAAGTGGTGAGATATTGCCTGAGATTATAGATAAACATAACCATTTAATTGACTCATTAAGATACGCACATGAGCGCACTATGAAACGTGGTGCGAACACTAAACGACATAGAGCCACTGCTGGCAAACGGACGTATAGATGACAGATATGACTACAAAGCCGCGTTACCGTGTTACAGCAGGTAAGGCGCTAAGCCAAGAACAAGCGATTGATTTGCGCGGTAAGATATTTTACCGACACTTGATCCGCACTGACACTGACGAGATACTTAAAAAAGCGGGTATCAGTCGCTATGCGCTTAAGACATTGCTGACTGACCCGGACATTGACCAAGCGATTGACAGACGCGAAGAAGAGTTAAGCAATGCCGCTTATACGATCACGCCAAGTGAGGGCAGTGTTGCTGACTTTGTCTATGAGCAATTAGACCTGCATCTTGAGACGATACTACAAGGCTCGTCGCTGAGTAAGTGGTACGGCTATGATGTGATTGAAATGCTATGGGGTAAAGATAGCGGTGGGCGTAATGCAGTCATCTCGATGATGTCTAAACCTATCCAGTGGTTTGAGCCGTTACCTGCCGGCGAGCTGCAATGGTTTCCAAACGATGGTAGTGAGCCGATAATGATTAGTGATCAAGCTGATTTTTACTATCGCTATCTATATCAGCAGCATAAGCCGACGTATCTAAACCCTAAAGGCAAGTCATTATTAAGCCGTGTTTACTGGCTACATTACTTCAAAACCAACGCCTGGCGCTTTTGGTCTAAGTTTCTGGAGCGCTTCGGTTCGCCATTGCTTATCGGTAAGACTGATGCAACCAGTGATGATGACGCGCAGGACTTTGCCAATGCAATGCTTGCGGCTCACAACTCAGGTGTCGTGACTATCGGCATTGACGAGGATGTGAAAGCGGTAACAGCTGGCAGTAATGGCGAGGCGTTTGTTAGCTATGATTCAGTAGTTAAGCAAAGCATTACGACTTACTTGCTTGGTCAAACGCTTACCAGTGGCACAGATAAAGGCGGTACTTATGGCCAGGGTGTAGTGCACCAAGAGCAACAAGAGATTATCTTTAGCAGTGACCGTAAGCATGCGATTAAAGCCGTTCAGCGGTTTATCGATGTTATCTGTATAGCCAATGGTTTTGAAATCCCTGAATTTAAGTGGGTGGCCAAAAAATTCATTGATCAAGAGCAGTTAGACGCTGATAAAAAAGCGCATGAGATGGGTGTTCGTTTTACTAAGTCATACTTTGTTGATGAGCATGGCTATAACGAGCAGCATATCGCTCAAATGGATTATGGCGATGGCGCTATTAAGTTGCCGACGTCAGCACAAGCCAATCGTTACCCATCGCTAGCCAAACATAGCTGGGTTCCGTTTAAAGCTGCCGAGAGTGATGGTGAGTTTACCGATGAGCAAATGGAGCTTGAGAAAGTCGCAGATGATGCGCTTGAATTGAGCGTACAGCCGTTTGATGCTAATACTGTACTGTCAGCTATTGCAGACGCTACGGACATTGATAGCTTACGTGAGGCGCTATTTAATATGGTCGGTGATAGCTTGGCTGAGAGTGATTTTACACAGCTAGTTAATACCGCTATACAGGTCGCTGACGTGCATGGTTTTGCTGATGAATCGAGTGAGGTGTAATCATGCCAGCTACAGCAGCATTTGACGTAAAGTTTATCGAAGCCATAGCTTACGCGCTTAATCGTGAGGTTGTGCTACCAGATAATTACTATAACGTGATGACGCCGATACAGCGGCAGCAAGCGGTATCTATCGCAGGGTTAGGGCAGACTGAACAGATTAAGCACGTGATGGGCTTGGTTAACAATCAGCTTGACAGTGGCGGCACGTTTGCGGACTTTCAAAACGCAGTTAAAGCAGGTGATATTGACATCAACCTGCCAAGGCATCGGCTAGATAATATCTTTAGAACTAACATTCAAGGCGCTTATGGCCGTGGTCGATGGTATCAGCAGCAACAGAATAAAGATGAACGCCCTTATTTGATGCGTGACGGCATTAATGATATTCGACAGCGCCCAGCTCATAAAGTGCTAGATGGTGTAGTCAGACATATCGATGATCCATTTTGGGCGACACACTACGCACCATCGGGTTATCGTTGTCGCTGTATTATGCGCTCGCTTACCGAATCTCAAGCTCAAGCAAAAGGTATTACTGATGATGGTAATTTGCCAAGCGTGCCAAACGATAAAGGTTGGATCGGTGGCACGCCGGCTCAGTATACAGGCAACATGAATAAGCTAGTCAATGACAAGATAGCTGAACTCGCTATCACGTACTACAAGCAATCAGACGCAATCTTGGCAGCAAGACAGCGCATCGAAGCGGCTATTACAGTGATGTTGGCACAGCCGATACCTGAGTTAGCGACATTGATTGATGAAGCGCAAAAGCTGATTGAGGAGCAAAGTGAATGAAGATTATAGAGAGTCATGATTACATAAGTTGGTCAGTTGTTAGTTGCGACAAAGAGTTGTCCGATAAGTTCAGAAAAGCCTTGTCAAAACATCAGGCTCACAGTGTTAATTGCAGCGAAAACAGAAAGCAGTTTAATTTGAAAGAGTTATGGGAAAGTATATGCTCGCGTGATCTAGGTTACGAGCCAAGAGATGCTGCCATAGTTGCTAAGTTTATAGAAATGAATGCTAGCTACATAGATGTTAGTTTTGATAGCGATTGATATTGTAGTTGCTGCTTACACTAAGCGCAAAAAAGACAAACCATAGCCGCCTTAATTGAGCGGCTTTTTTATGGGTGACGATAAATGACTAATCTTGCAGTTATAGCTGGGCGTCTTGTGAATACCGAAAACTTACTGTTTGTTGATGTCACGCCAAATATCAATAACTCCTTTGATATCTCATTAGTAATGGTTGGCAATGTTATCAAAAAGGTTGGAGAGGTTGACGACCAAGGCAGCGCTATGGCCTACATGGAAGTATTGCATAACGAAATTAAAGGCAAACAAAAATGATTAACTTACAAGCAAAGATTAAGCGCGATATTGACAGTCATGCGCTCATGAGCTGCACAGAGCTTGAGAACCAGCTGGCAAGTATCGATTTTAAAGCGCTATCACGCTATGGCGATGATGATGTTAACGAGCCAGCCTATACTGTTGAAAATGGCGTAGCGACTATTGATGTTCGCGGTCTGCTAGTACCTGAGACATCAAGCGATTATCGCTCATGGGGTGTGACAGGTTATGCAAACTTAGCGGACTACATACAGCAAGCCAACGATGATTACGCAGTGACTAGCATTGTGCTAGACATTGATAGCGGCGGCGGTTATGTCGCAGGTCTTGACGGTATTACTGAGACTATCTACCAGTCCGCAAAACCGATTGAAACTTTTGTTAGCGGTGATGCTTATTCTGCGGCGTACTGGTTAGCAGCAAGCACGAGCAAGATTACAGCGTCTAAAAAATCAGGTATCGGCAGTATTGGTGTTTATGGTGATCATGCCGAAAAATCAAAGGCGCTAGAAGATGCGGGTATCAAAATAAAGCGCTTCCGATCAGGTAGATGGAAGGGCGCATTTAATTGGTTTACTCCATTATCTGCTGAAGAAGAAACACGCTTACAAGATGGTATCAATGAGTCAGCAAGCATCTTTTTTAATTATGTGGCAGCGCAGCGAAATATTGATGTGAAAACCATACAAGGCTGGGAAGGTGATGATTTTAGCGCCGCCAAAGCCAAAGAATTAGGTCTAATTGATGCGATTGCGGATAGCGTAGCAGTGTCAAGCAGTACCAAGCAGAGCAACAATAACCCCGAGGAGTACGATTTGAACGAACTTGAGAAAGCGCAAGCAGAGATTGCTGCGCTAAAGGCTGATAAAGTCAAAGACGAGCAAGCGATTGCTGATGCAAAAGCCGCCGCACTTGTAGCGCAAAACGCACTAGCGGCTTCGCAATCGGCAACCCGCCAAGCTGATATCGATAAGCTAGCTACTGATACTGGTCGCACGTTTACTGATGAGCAAGTAACAGCATTTAAGGCGATGGATGAGGCGCAGTTTGCTACTTCGGTTGTATTGGCTACACCAGTCGCACCGAAAGCGCCTGAACTGCCTGATGGCTTGGATAAAGCGCAAGCAACCAATGGCCGTGAAGGTGGCGAAAGTAAAATCATGGCAGCAGTAGCCGCCGCAAAAGCACAAGGAGCTAAATAATGAATTATAACTATACAACTGAGCAGCCGTTGGCGGTCGATGTTGCGCCTATCACTGATAGCGTCGTACCTACGACTGCTACCGCATACAGTCGCGGTGACTTACTGGTTATTACTGCTGGCACTAACGTAGCGACTCACAGTGATATCGCAACAGGCGCACAAGCGGATTGGCATGTTATCTGCTTGGCTGACGTAACTGCTGCGGAAGCAACTGCAAAAATTGCCGCTGGTGTTGAAATGCCTGTTTATGTAGCGGGTAAGTTTGATGTTGCAGAAGTCAAACTTAGTGGCGTGGCACTTACTGCGGCTCAAAAACTAGCGGCGCGTGCATACGCTAATCGCTCAACTAAAATCACGCTTAGCGTAGTTAAATAGGAATAAAATTTATGGCTACTTTTAATATCGAAGGCGCTGAAATTGAAACAGCATCGTTTGAAGAACTTGGTGCAGTTTACGACTTAAGCAAACCAGTCGATACTTTTTTCCGTGATCGTTATTTCAGCGATGAAGAGTATTTAAACAATGAAGACAAAGTGCCTGTAGGCGACATCAAAACCTACATCCCGTTGGCACCTGCTGTACTGCCAACGGCTCAAGGTCGTGTCATCAAAGATAAGGTTGAGTTGAATGTCAAATACATTCCAGCGCCTTACTTTAAGCCCGCTTGTGTTGTAGAGCCTAGCAGTAAAATTAAAGCGAAGATGCTCAAGCTTTTACAAACCATGCGTGTAATTGCTACTAATGCCGCTGGCGTGCCACCGACAATGCAAGATGAGTGGGAAATGGCAGCAGCGGTGTCCTACTGGACTATCCGAGAGTCATTGTCTGCTCGTATCGCTATCATGTGCCGAGATGCTTTGCTATACGGCAAGGTTATCGTGGAAGGTGACGATAATGCTGGCGTGACAGTTGATTACGGTCGTCATGCTGACTTGACATTTAGCCCGCTTATCGCATGGGACCAGACAGGCGCTACAATCTATCAAGATATACGCAAGATGGTGAAGAACTTAGTTTTGCATGGTAAGCGCCGCCCAGTCGATGCGTTAATGTCTAGTCGTGTTTTTGATGTAATGACTGACAATGCGGCATTTAATGACAAATTTACGGCATCAAAAGATAGTACTGCTACTCGTGTGTTTGATGCTGGCTTTGGTGGCGAAACTAAAGCGACCTTGCGCGGTACGCTGGATGGTATTGAATTTTGGACGTATGACGCTGATTTTGAGAAAGCGGATGGTACCAGCGAGCTTATGATTCCAGAAGATGGTTTTTGGTTGGTGTCTGAGCGTAGCAACAAGCTTTACTTCTGCATGATTAAGCATCGTAAAAACCCTGCTAAATTAGCGATGGAATTGATGCCCTACCATGTATTTAGTGATGACCCATCGGTCGATAAGTTTATTGCTGATTCAAGTCCATTGCCTGTGCCGATTAACAAAAACGGTGCTTGTGGCGGTACTGGCTTTATCACCATTTAATACCAACTAATTTTAATAGCCCCGTTTAATCGCGGGGTTATTTTTGGAGCAAATCATGACTAAGATTTATATTGCAAAAAATGCCATTGGTCAATTCAATACTGGCGAAGAAGTTGTTGGCTTGGTTGATGAAGACCGTATCAAGCATCTGCTGAGTATTGGTGCCATCGTTGAAAAAGATAGTGAAGAAGTTGCTGATGAAGTTGAAGAAGTTGGCGAAGTAGTCAAACTAGACAAACTTACTAAAGCCGAACTGATTGCTTTGCTTGAAGAAGAAGGTATCGAGTACAACGAATCAGATACTAAAGCCGAACTGATTGCACTATTTCCGAAGGAATAATTTATGTATGCGACTCATGACGATCTAATAAGCCGCTTTGGTGAGCTCGCCATAGCTGAGCTTGAGTCGATGCATATGGACGGCTTACTTGCAGTCACTAACGCGCTGAATGATGCATCAGAGAAGATGAATAGTTACTTATCGATACGCTATCAAACGCCGTTGAATAAGACTGAGCATTTAAAACTGGTCTGCGCTGATATTGCACGCTATTTGCTCTATATGAACGAGCCGACCGATGAGGTTGAATCGCGTTATAAAGAGGCGCTCAAATGGTTACAAGATGTGGGCGCTGGTAAAGCCAATGTCACCTTTGCTGAGCTGCTGAGTGCAGCTGAACAGCAAAGCACTTACGTTAAGCCTGCGGTGCCCATTGGTAGTAGCTATACCGGTCAAGTCTTTGGTGATGATGTATTCGCTAAGATGCCTAATGTGGGGTGACTAATGTGAGGTGACTATGTTTGATGCAGAGCTATCAGGCGGTGACGAGATAATCAGGCGGCTAGGCGATTTGCGTTTTGATAGTAAAAAGATGCAAAAATTTAGCCGGCTGGCAGGCGCTGAAATGGTCCATCAAACTGAGGAGCGCTTTTACAATCAGCATGACTTAGAGCGCTCGCCTTGGATTCCGTCACAGCGAGCGATTGCTGATCAAGGCAAAACCTTGCGCGATACCGGTCGATTGATGGCGTCATTAACTTATGTGGCGCTGCCTGATGGTGTTAAGTGGGGCACAAATGTGGTGTACGCTAAATCAATGCACTACGGCAGACCTGAACTTAATGTTGCTGGTAGACCGTACATGGGCATGAATGAAAACGACAGAGCATCAGTGCTTAATATTATCAATCGGATTATGGACGTGGACTTATGAATAATTATTTTGCAGTAGGTCTCGGACTAATCGAACACTTGAAAGCTAAGCAATCGGAATGGGGTGTTAAGACAGTTGCTACGGTTGCAAGTATTAGCAAGATTAACAAGAACATTACCCCAGCTATTTATGTGGTTAATACTGCTAACAATCCGGTTGATATTGCTAAGCACATTGATAGTCGCGATATGCAGCAATGGACAGTGATAGTTGCTGTTAGCGAGCAATCATCGCAGACAGACACGACAGCACTCATGCAAGCATCAGGAGAGCTAATCAGCAAGGTCATCAATCATGTGCAAGGTTTTGAGGTTGATGACTATCACGATCCATTACAGCGCACAAATACAAGTGGTAGACCGGAGTATGTCAGCACGTTTGCTCTATATCCGTTTACCTTTTCCACAAAATTCCAGCCTTAGAGGACATATAAAATGGCAGTTAACTCGAATCAATCCCACGCCTTCATCGGCAAGGGTAAAATCTTTATGACCCCAATTACCGGCGCCGTGCGTGGCAAGCCTTTTTGGGTTGGCGTTGCATCCGCCTTATCTTTTGCTCATTCAGTTGCAGACGAAAAAGAATTAATTGAGCATCACTCAGGCACCAACCAAGTTTGGGATATGTCAGACGGTACGAAAAAGACTACCGTGTCTTTGACTATTCAAGAGCGTCGTCTTGAAGCGATGCGCGCAGCACTACAAGCAACCACTGAAACAGTGGTCACCGGTTCGGTGGTAGCAGAACCACACGTTGTCGATGCAATCGGCGACTATGTTTTCTTGAAATATTCACAAGTTAGCGTTGTGACGGTGACGGATAGTACGGTTACTACCCCTGTCTCTTTAGTCGAAGGTACTGATTATAAGATTGACGCTGAGTACGGTCGTATTGAGATGCTGACCACTGGACATGCCAGCCCTCTTAACATTGGTTATAGCTATGGCGCTGCAACTGTCATGAAGCCAATGACTGATAGTGTTGATTTTTATGAGATACGTGTCGATGGTATGAATACGGTCGGTCAAAAAGATAAGCAGATCGTAACCGCTTATCGCGTCAAACTTAATCCGGCTGATGCTATTGACTTGATTAACGATGACTTTGCAGAAATGAAAGTCGAAGGCATAGCATTGTTTGATGAAGTACTTGGTGCAGCTTATGAGATCAAAACTATCTAAATTGGTCTGATTTAAGTTATGCAGTGTCACAACAAAAGCTCATCTTAATTGGTGGGCTTTTTTTATTTAATTAAGTGATTGCTTGGCGATTATTTAATTAAATAAAACTTATCTTATCTACAAATTAATAGGGTAGTCATATGAATACTATCACGATCAAAGAATATGACACGCTGCGCATAAGCGGTGAGTATCAAAGCAATGATGGCTCACCACTGAGTTTAGAGGGCTTAAATATACAGGCAACAATGCGCTCAATGAACAATCAGTACTCGCACATACTTGGCATTGAGATGTCAGATATCGCGCAAGGCAGGTTTGTGCTAACAAGTCCTGAGCAGCACTTTGTACCAACTCTGTATAAAGTCGATGTATCGTTTTTAGAGACAGCAACTGGCATTCGCGTGACTAATCATGAGACGTTTAACGTAAAAGTACTGCATAGCGTGACTGTGCCAAGCGGGGTAGTGCTATGAGTCTACTAGTCTTAACGAATAGCACTACGTCGATTAATATCAATCCTCCAGAGACGGTAGTGCTTAAGGTTGGGCTAACGCCGGCAGGTGCTAAAGGTGACCCGGGTGATGCTGGACCACCAGGTATTCAAGGCGACCCTGTGCCAATCACAACTATACTTGGGCAATCAACAACCGAAGCAGTATCACAAAAGCTTTTAACTGATGAGCTAAGTACCACGAACGGCAAAGTAACTACATTAGAAGGCGTTAGTGGCAAGTTCAAGAATGTGCTAGATAATGCTGTTATAAGCATATGGATAGGTACTCAAGCTGAGCTAGATGCGATAGCAGTGAAAGATGCTGCTGTAATGTATATGGTGAAAGCATGAATATTAATCATATCCAGATTGGCGCTACGAATATCGTTAAAGCCTACTTAGGTAATACCATTATCTATCAAAAAGTCATGGGTTTAGTTTCACTATTCTCAGCTAGTCAGCAGGGGTTTTGGTATGAACCTGCTGACATCACAACTCTATATCAAGATGCAGCAGGTACGGTAGCTACTACGCTGGCAGGCGACCCAATTGCATTAGTTAAAGATAAATCTGGTAATAACAATCATGCAGTGCAAACTGTAAGCACTAAACGTTCTGTTTACAACGTTAATCCATCACGTATCACACTGGATAAAGTGGATGATGAGTTTGTTGTCACTGTACCAACTGGTGGTTGGATAGGGACTATGGTTGTAGGAACTGCAATTGGAACAGCTTCTTATGAGGTAAATCTACCTGCTGGCAGTTTCTTGCTAGGGCAAAAAGACGCTAAGTTTGATAGAAATATAGTAGGTGTGGTGCTTAGAAATAGTTCGTTAACAGAAGTTGAAAAAACATCTACTAAAGATTATTTTATAGGTAAAGGTGCTGTAGATAGTTATGGGGCTGCTACTGATTTTGTTGAATTTTGGCGTAATTGTACTGAAATTACAGACTTCCCTTTAATTAATACAGTAAACGGTATTAACTTTAGCCTTACTTGGTTGAGCTGCAACAAACTTACCAGTTTCCCTTTGATTAATACATCAGGGGGTACTAATTTTTATGGTGCTTGGTCAGGTTGTTCTAGACTAACAAGCTTTCCTTTAATTAACACGATATCTGGTACTAGCTTTAGTTATGCTTGGCAAGATTGTAACGGTCTAACAAGCTTTCCATTAATCAATACATCAGCTGGTACTAACCTCAGTGGTGCATGGTATAGGTGCTTTGGGCTAACAAGCTTTCCTCAGATAGATACATCTTCAGGTACTAATTTCTATCAAGCTTGGTCAGGTTGTTCTAGACTAACAAGCTTCCCGTCTAATATGTTTGATAACGTAAAAGGCGGTGATTTTACTTACGCGTTTACCAGCACAGCTCTTACCCAAGTATCTATAGACAACATCTTAACATCGTTGGTAACATCAGGTATTGCAGCGGGTACAAGAAGATTTGACCAATCAGGTGGTTCAGCGCCATCAATAACAGGTACAACAGCAATTGATACATTACGTAGTCGTGGTTGGACAGTAACCGTAACAGGAGGTTATTAAGATGAAATTATCACAATACATAATTGAGCTACAAAAAATGCAGGCTGAACACGGTGACATAGAGGTGCTTTATGTTGATGATGTTGGGTGGGCAGATGAAAACTATAACTCACTTGAGGATGTACCTACAGTAACTTACTTTGAAAATCTAGAGAGAGATATGGGTAAGGAGTGCGCTAAAATGATTCATGACGAAAATAAACTACCCCCCAATCACGCATACACGCCTGCGTATATTATGCAAGGGTACTAAAGATGACGGAATATACGCACAGAATGACATTAGTAGTACCTGAGTTGCTGATGCCTCAAGCGAATCAACTCGCACTCATAGCAGGCGAGAGTCCTGATGACGTGAATACATTTACACAAGCTGACTGGCAAGATACATCAGGTAATCTATACGCTGTCTGTAGCACTGTAGTTAAGCCAATTGTACTTAGTTTACTGACTACACCCATTGCTGATAGTACGTTAACAGCAGAGGGTGCGGATGCTGTACTAGCTCAAGAGGCTATGGATAAATTGGTTGTTTATGCTGGAGGTGTATTGGCAGCAGTAGATAAAATCATTGTCGGGATAGATATTGACCCTGATGAGTTGTTTGGTGCGGTTGGTTTGAGTGCAGTGGAAATGATTGGCGTTTGATGATTATTTTATTTAACTAAGTCATTACGCGGTGATGGCTTACTCAAATAAAAAGGACTGATTATGCGTACTAATGCACAAACAAAGCTGACAAATACAGTGACCAATGCGGTTATCGTCTTATCGGATAGCCTTTACCCAGAGGGCGAACATGACTGGTCGCCAGTAGTATCTAGCACTAAGTATGCGCTAGACGGCACTATGATTGTCGAGCAGTCAGTAAGGCAGGCAGGCAAGCCGTACGTGATGCAAGCGCCTGATGGACATGGCGTACTATCACGAGCAACGGTTAATGCGCTCAAAGCTGAGCGTGACAAGCTGGGTTCGAACTTTTGGCTAGACTATCTAGCAGATGGAGCGGTTAAGCGCGTAAAGGTCATGTTTGACACCACAGGCGAAGCAATTAATGCAACGCCGATCAAGGGCAGTACAAGCCCGAAATTGACCGATTACTACAATGTAACGCTTAGATTTTTAGAGATACCAAGCGTGTAAATGCTATAATTGGTTATAATTTACAAAGAGTTATAGCTATGAGTAATTTAAGGTACGTAATAGGATATGAGTCTGATGGAGACTTAAAAACACTAACCGAAAATGACAGTATCCTGCTTGCTAAGCACTCAAACGGCAAGAGCAGTATTAACCCAGATATGCTTAAAATAATATACTTTGATAATAAAGAGTCAGCTATAAAAGAGGCGGCATCGTGGGGTCATGAGGTAAATGGGTATCAACTAATGATATATACTTGCGATGAAAACCCCCTTCATGCATCGATAGAAAAAGTGAAGGCTACGGGTGAATTTACAATAAAACCTTAAGCGCAAATAGCTAGACTAAAAACTTAATAGCGAGTTTGGAGGCGATGATGAGCGATATTTTATCGTGCTTACCGCAATCGAAACACTTATTAGATTTATATGGCGATGTGAGCGATGTAGGTCTAATTAGCCGGATGGAGCGCCCAAAAGCATTGATTGATCATATATGGGAGACGCCCGAATACGACTTTTCGGAAAATGCGCCTATGTATATAAAAGCAAGAGTAAGTGAATTATGAACTATTAGTAATAAAACCTAATAAGTAAAAAACACAGCCCACCTACACGGTGGGTTTTTTAATGCCTAAATTTGACGGATGACAACAATGGCGATTACTCAAAACGATTTAGAGATACTAAAATCCGAGATTATGGCTGACACGCCAGACGGCGGCGGACTGCCAACGGGTATCGCTGTCATTGATGGCGTATCTAACAACTTATTTCCTGACGTATCGGACATTGACCGCTTAATTGGTCGCGTGCGTCTTCGCAAGGTCTCGCTAGCAGTCAAGACGGCTAATGCTGACTTATTGCAAGCGACGCGCATGCTATTCACTGAACTGCCAGCAAATCCGAATATCAGCGTCTTTGCCTTTAAAGCGACTAGCTTTGCAGATAGACGGGTTGATGCTCAAAACAAGATTGAGAGCTATCTAGCATTTGGCACTAAGTGGGCAGGACATTTGCTTGAGACTCAATTAGCAGGTCAACGCGTCATTCAGATATCACTTGATAAAGGCGATGCGATACCAGCTATTGATAAGCCACTTGTATTGATACAAAACGAAGGTCAGTCAGACGAGTTTTATCAGTACATTCGACCAACCAAGGTTGACACGGTTGAGCGACGTTTTCAGGTAACGCTGGATAAGACAGTGACACGTATCATCGTCACTATTGAGTTTGGTGATACGCTAACCAAAACATTTACAGGCTTAACTGTACCTGAGTTTTATAACAGTATAAGCACTAGCCGGCGCGCTATTTTACGTGAAGCACGTGTTGCTGATGCTGCTAAGTATTACAGCGCGTCACGATTGGCTGAGCCGGTAATAGCCATGCAATCGCGTCAAGTGGTGGTCAATTCGATTTATACGCAAGTTGTGCCATCCACGCAAGTTGAAACGCCGTTGCTACAAGTAGACCCTGTTAATCAAGGCACGTCACAAGCGGTTGGTACTAACACCATACTTATTAATAAAACCATCAGTGCGACTGCTAATACCAGCTTTAACTTAACCAGTGGCGTTGCTATGGGCTCGCTAACACTGACGGTTGCTGATATCACACTGACAGACACTAAAGGCGAGCTACGCACGGCGCTAGGCGTGTCGTACGGCGCGATTAACTACGGTACAGGTCAAGTGACTTGGTACAGTAATATGAATAAAGGTCAGGTGGCGGTAACAGGTAGCTATAAACCTGCCTCGGATATTACCCGTGTCGCTCAAACTGATTATCAAATAGTCGGTGGCAATGCAGGTTATAACTATGTTCGTGAGCTAGGTACTGAACCGTTAGCAGGTAGCTTAAAGGTTAGCTATGTTGTGCAGGGTTCTGTTTATAACGTGACCGACGATGGACATGGTAATTTAGTCGATTTGAGTGGTAACGGTCGCGGCACAGTAACAGGCAGAACAGTGCTATTAACGACGGCCGCAATCCCTGACACTGACAGCTATATCATCTATAGTTTCGGCGTTGATCTAGATACTACGAAGATAGCTGACAAGGTTTTATCACCTGCTTATCATATTATTACGATACCCGATGGCATGCCAGCCAGTATCACAGTGACGTGGGGAGTTGGTAAGACAGCAACGGTGACAAACGGTGTTATAACTGGCGATGCGACTGGCTCGCTGTCCGGCAATCGATTGCTATTGGCACCAAATATTACCGTCGACAAAGGTACTGAGTTTACATTATCGTACAGCCGTCCATTGCCGGCATCGGCGCTCAGTTATAGCGACACCCAAGCAGGTCGAGTACTGTCATTCAATATGGGCGGGGCGATTACGAAAGGTCAAGTAAGACTGGATATCAATACTAGCCAAGGTTTATTTTTAAACGTGGTATTGAGTACAGTTGCAAATTCTAATGCACTTGTCGTGTCGTCTGTGTCTAAGTCCAACTATGACATACCCGTGAATGCAGGCGAAGTTGATCCAAGACTGAGTTTTGTGATTGAATCGAGCAACGTCGATAAGCTGACAGGCAAGATTGACTTAACATTCTCAGTCAAAATAACGACTAAATTTACTTATATTGTGCATCGTAGCTTCTTTCGGTCCGATTACACGAAGACTGTATATAAAAATAACTATCCCGTAATAACGTCAACAGGTATTAATGCTGTCGCTGTTAAAGATGACCTTGTTGAGACTATCAATAGCACAGTCATTGTACAAGACATGCTAGCGTCATTAATCACTGGTCAGTCGCAATCGCTATTAGCTGGCTCAGTATTTCTTAACGCGATGGGTGCAAGTATTAATGATAAAAATGGCGTACTTTATAGCGGCGATGTTGCGGTTGGCAGTGTTGATTACGGCGCCGGCTTAGCGACACTAACAAATTGGACTGCTGCTGCTATCAATAAAGTCACGGCAACGTCATTAGTGGTACAAGAAGCCCCGTTGCCGGTGGCAAATATCATCTTTAGAACGCCAAGCGCACCGCTTAAAGAAGCGTCTTTCCAGATGAATGTAACGCTTGACAATGGCACGGTTATGTCGCTGTCAACAGACGCGCAAGGCGGTATTACTGGCAGCGCATATGCACATGGTCAAGTTGATTTTAAATCAGGTGTGATAGCACTGTATTTTTACGAAAAGTTAAAAGTGGCTGATAACCCAACTGTCATTAATGAGCCATGGTATGCCGCCACTAATATCTATGCTGAAGGCGGTTTTGATTACATTAATAGACCGATTGACGTTAAGCCGGACTCAATCCGCTATAACGCAGTTGCTTATAGTTATTTGCCGCTTGATAAAGAATTGATTGGACTGGACCCAGTACGCTTGCCTACCGATGGTCGTGTGCCATTTGTACGTAAAGGTGACTCGATAGCGATTACTGAGCTTAAAACAATGGTGCTACCGACCAATGCGCCCAATGATACGTTTAACTTAGGGTTTACGCGGCTATCTGATGTCAATGTGGTTGATAGCACAGGTAAAAAGGTTAGCTTTGATTATCTTGATATCGACCTTGACGCAGGCGTCTTGACGCTTAACGCTTTGTTTGATATGACGCTTTATACCGCGCCACTGACTGCTAAATTCCGCATTATGGATATCGCGCTAGTCATTGAGACAGACATATCAGGTCGTGTGACACTATCGACCGTTATCACGCATAATTACAGTACAGCGGCAGTATTTAGCTCAATGCTGCTGGCAGGTGACATGCAATCGCGTGCGTACGGTGTGTTTAGTCAAAAATCATGGGGTAGTGTGTTTAGCGATACATTGCTTGGCGATGCGGCAACGTCACAGCTGCAAGTGACTAACAACCCTATTGTCGTGACTAATCGTGATGCAATCGAAGAACGCTGGGCGCTAGTGTTTACCGGATCAACATCATTTAGGATTATCGGGCAAACAGTTGGTGAGATTGGCGTTGGCTCAACAGGAACGGTAACAAGCCCATTAAACCCGATGACATTACAGCCTTATTTTACGATACCTGTAGAAGCATGGGGTAGTGGTTGGGCTGCTAATAATGTGGTGCGATTTAATACGGTAGCAGCTAAATATCCGGTGTGGATAGGTAACGCGATACAGCAGCACACAGGTAGTAGTGCTGATAATTATGATTTTACGATTGGCTATCACGCCAACATTGATAGAAATAGAGGGTAAGTTATGATTAACATATCAACAAGACCAGCTATTGGTGATGGTGCGACTTGGGCTTGCTCAACGCAGTTTGGCGCACCTCAAATGGCAGGAAATGCAGGCTCAAATGGACAAATGCTTCAAGTTCTCGATGCAATCCTTGTTAACGGATTTAACTCTCAGGTCTCTACAGGGATAGAACTACTACTTGATGGATTTGTAAAAATAAAATTTGGCACTGCTGTAGGTTATCAAAAGCGTCAGAAATTACTTATCTCGGGTGCAGATGATAGTAATTTAAATGGCGAGCATATTATCACTCAAGTGATTGGTAATGATTTTGTTATAAAAGCGCCTGCTGTCACCGTCACTACCGGAACAATAACAACAAAGGTTGCTCCATTGGGCTGGGAGTCAATATTTGGCAGCTTGGATCCACTTAAGCGCGCATATCGAAGTAAAAACCCGAATACAACGCAGTCTGTTTTGTATCTTGATATGACTATACCTGCAAATAGCGGATATGACGCCACAAACCCACCAAAGCGAGCAATGGTATCTATTTGCAAAGATATGGTTGAGCTTGGTGTGCAAATAGGTAGTTACACAGATGGTACTAATGATTACGCAACAAACCCTAACGGCAGTTTATTTTGGAGACAAAAGCATTCTGGAAGTTCGAGTGGTACCGCTGGTATTGTAACTACATCCAAACCTAGTCCATGGACTATAGTTGGTAATGGAGATTACTTTTATTTTATGGTTGAATGGACAAGCTCTACTTATGTCTACATTGAAGGATTGAAGGACTTGTATTGTTTTGGTGATATGCCAAGTGTTTTGGGATCGTTGGACGAGTGGTGTTGCGCTTGGGCAGGATGTTACAGTGTAAATGACCTGAGTACCTCGCGCACCGCGTCCTTTAATGGCGCATCTATCGGATCGCAAGACGCAAGGTTTTTTATATCACGTCATGACGGATTGATTGATATGCCGGGCTTTGCTTTTAGTTGTGGGGGTGTTCCGGGGAGTTATACTTCTGGGAATGCTGGCACTATCTCATTCCCAAATCCCACTAGTAACTCTATGATTGTAAGTAGCATTTACTCTATATCATCAGGGGCATTAAGGTCTTACGTGCCTAGACTGCTGTCGGTACAACACACATTGGATACTAACTATACGCTATATAACAATACATTTATTGACGGAGTTCTGCTTGTTTCTATGAGTAACAATAATGCATCCACACCATCATTGCGTGTAGCTTATTTTGGTTTTGATATGGGAGATTAGTTAAATGAGTGCTGACACAGTAACGCTATTATCTACAATTGGTTTTTCGTCTGATAAGTCCAATTTAGTGCCAAAAGGCAATGGGTTTATAAATTTAAGCCTACCTCTTCATTTATCATCAACAACCATTGGCGCTTTGATTGTTGGGACAGTAAAAGAGAGTGGCTTGCCGGTATCAAGACGCGTTTTTTGCTACTTACGTGAAAATGGCAGCTTGGTTGCCACGACAACCTCGAATGCAAGTGGTGAGTATCAGTTTGATGGGCTTGCGCTAAACCCTGATTATTACATTGTATCGTTAGATGAAAACGGCGATACAGTGCAATATAACGCCGTTATTCAAGATTTAATAAGAGCTACCAAGGTGATGGTATGATACTAGCAAGTAACGCTAAAAACGCCATGCTACAAGGCTTGGTAGACACGTTAAACGTAGGAACTAATGCCAAACTGTCAATATATATCGGTACAGAAGCCGCTGCGGTGTTTGATATGCCTAACCCTATTGAGCAAAGTATAGTTAATGGGGTTTTAACGTTTAATCTACCTACAAAGGTGTTAGCCACGATATCAGGGCAGCCAACCAACGCCAAGCTAGTAGATAGCGCAGGCGTCGAGGTTGCTGAGTTTAATGTGAGTACTGAGATAGTGCTCGATAAAGCAAGTATTTATTCAGGCGGTTATGTTAGCTTAATAGCGTTAAGTATCACCATCTAAGGGCATATTATGGCTGACTTTATACCAAGCTCGCAGCTAAACTTTACCGAGTTGCGGCAGCCAACCAGTGATATCCAGTTTGGTGCGTCAGGCGCAGCAAATAATGATGTTAATGTCCGCATATCAGCAAACATCAATGCGACCTCAGCAGGACAAGCTCTTAGTGCCGAGCCTTTGACCGGCGTTAGCATCCATGCTTTTTATCAGCTTAACGCCACAGCATCAGGTACAGCAAGTTATGACTCAAACGTTGACCGTCTAGCAACTCATGATGTTAGTAGTGATATGCAAAACGGTAAATTGACAGGTATTGATAAGCGTAGTGGCTACGAGAGTAACGAGCAATTATCTACTCAAGTGCTTGTAAATTGGCAGCAATCATCACTTATTGGTACTGATAATCAGGCTATATTTGAGAGCAATGAGAAACTACAAACAAGTAGTAAGCCAGTGTTTGAGTCGTCAGAGCTTATTGGCACACCAAGCAAACAGTTATACGAGTCTCAGGCATTTATGGCGCATAGTCGAGCTATTAGTAATGAGGGTGCTGACCGTATTAGTATTAGTAATTGGTTTGGCTATGAGGCGATGCTTAAGCGTCAAACTGAGCGCCAGATTGTTTACGAAGGCGCTGATTGGCTTGGAAGATATCGCAATTACTCGAATCGAGCGGCGCAGGTACTAGCTAATGATTTTGCTGAGTTAATAGAGACAGCCAAAGTTATCTATAGTGCACACTCAGAACGCTTTATCATCATAGACAACTCTGTGCCGATAAAATCGATTGACCTAGTATTGCTTGACTTTACTTGTAGGTGGTACGCCGCTCAAACTGAGTTAAGTTTTGGTGCAAGCTGTCAATATCAAAACCCTCTGCCAGACTACAAAACAGGAGTTACATTTGTGACAAACAGCGTGTCATTAACGCGCTCAGATGATGGGCGTGAGATTAAACTGCTAGACTTTAGCGTGGGCATCGATAGTAATAGCTACGCATGGTCATTTAGCGCCACTGTGCCGTTGTCTGAGCTATCAAAAGTCAATACGGCATTAGAGCAGCGGATAGGTGTTGAGTTTACGTGTAACGGCAATCTATGGCGATTTATCTTAGATGGTTGTGACGATAGCATCTCGTTTGGCGAAAGCTCATTAACGATAAAAGGAAAATCACGCGCGATGCTGCTGGCAAGTCCTTATGCTGCCGCTCGTGACTTTAAATACACCACAGCACTAAGCGCGAGACAGATAGCTGAGGATGAGTTAAACCGAGGCGGCGTACCGTCAGGCTTTACGCTTGACTGGCAGCTTGCAGGAGTGAACGGCTGGAACGTGCCAGCCAATACTTATAGCTATACTGGCAAAACGCCTATCAATAGCTTGCAGTGGATAGCAGAGGCAGCCGGTGGCTTTATCAATGCTGATATGAGTGCTGATATTATCCACATGCTTGAGCAATATCCCATTAAATCATGGGAATGGGCATTGCAGACGCCTAGCATTAACTTGACTCAATCACTGATTACTAGCCGTAGTCGTGGCCGTATTAATAAGCCGGCTTATAACGGCGTATTGCTCTATGGTGAGCATGACACGAGTTTTGGCGGCTTGATTAAGCGCACAGGTACAGCCGGAGGTTATCAACCGCCGATGATCACAAGCGACTTAATGACCGACCAACTCGCAGCTATCAGCCGAGGCAAGATGATACTGAGTGACACGGGCGATATTGGTAATATTGGTATCTCAATGCCACTGGTTGCTGATGTTGGCGTGTTAAAACCATCAACCTTAATCGGCGTGAATGATGGTGAGTCGTGGGTGGGTATGGTCAGAGGTACGACTATCACAGGTCGCCCATCTAGTAATAGAGCGTTAGAGGTTGACCAGTCCATCAATGTTGAGCGTCATTTTGACAAGGGGTGATTATGAGCGGTAATTTATGGATGCTATTTAAGGGTATCACTGAGCAATCAGCGCAGCAAATCGCTACTGTACTTGCACGTAATGGCAATAGCTATGACGTGCAGGTATTAGGCGGTGGCATATCGGTTGCGACTAGTAGCGTGGCTTATGTTGTTGGCGATAAGGTTTTTGTCAGGGATGGGCAGATAGTTTCCCAAGCCCCAAACTTAACTTATGTAGAGATAGATATATGACAGACATTAAAAAAGACGATAGCTCAAAGATTATCAAAGTAGCAGGACAAGAGATTGTCATCAAGCGCGTGAAGGTTAAAAACTTGACCGAAGTGACGCGCGCCTTTCAGCCTTTTGTTGCTGAGTTTGAGCGCATTGTTAAGGCTAAAAAAGGTATGCCAGAGAGCGAATTGATGGCACTTATTGGCACCTTTGCAGATGAAGCGGTGATACTAGCTACGATATTAACCGATCAATCACCATCATTTTATCAAGAGCTTGATCCGCTCGACTTCTTCACCGTCATGCAGGAGGTGGTAGCGTTCAGCGGTGATTTTTTTATGCGTCAGATTTTCACACCCCTAAAGCAGCTGGGGGCACAACTAGCGTTACTTGGTTCGACAGCTTATTACCATTCTACAAAATCGGACTCAGAGAATCTGACATCTTAGATATGGTTTTTGGTGAATGGTGGGGCTTGTCTCATGCGCTGGCAAGAGACAAGCAGCAAGATATTAAGAATATGGCAATTGCTATGCGAGTAGCGCAGGCAGATGCGAAAGGTTGGAAAGAGTTTATGAAAGACTAGCGTAACAATTTACAATCGGTTAAAGTTGAGTAAATAACCAATCAATTGGATATCCAGCAATGGACATTAAAAAAATACTCATTATTGCAGCAATAGTCTTGCTTGCTTTTATTGGCTTTAATTACTATAGCAGTGCTCAGTCTCAAAAGGCTCGCGCTGTTCGTGTGGCTGAAACCGAGGCATTGCGCAATCAAATTAAAATCAGAGAGATAGACCAAGCAAGAAATACTCAGATTCAACAGGATCGAGAGGAATTAGAGGGAATGCCGGTTGCCGCGCAAAAGATAATAGCCACTAAAGAATCTCAGACAGAAGGTGGAGTTGAGTACCAAGACATTAACGCGCAGACAGAAGATAGGGCTAAACTTGATGATGTTATGGATCGATGGAGTGACGCTAGCATATTAGCAAGCAGAACATCGAGAATAGCGTTATCTAATGTAGTTCAAGATATGCAATCATTAAGGCGTGAGGCAGATAAACTTGTTGTCACGCCATGCCTTACAAGGGCGCAAGCAAACTTATTGGTGGGTATGGATTCAGAGCTTACGGGATATTTGAAATTTATGGCAGATTCCGATGCTAGTATCACGCAAGATATTGTTGGAAAGTATGAAGCGTTCGCCAAGTATTACGAGATAGTTAAAAAATGTACTGACTGACTTCATTGTAAATAAAAAACCCACCGATTAAATGGTGGGTTTTTCTTTGTAGGCTATATAGAATCACTGTTCTGCATATTTTAGGAACTAACTATTGTATAGTCTGCAAATTTTCAGAGTGGTATTAAGCTGGGTAGCTATACCAAATGCGAACGCCAATAAGAATCTCATGCCCTTTTTTGTCAGTAATCGTTTTGCTTTCAAGTTGCATAAACTCATGGTCTGGATGATCTGCAAAAAAGCTAGACATAAACTTAGCGCAATCCATACGGACAGCTTCGTTGTTACTTGGACTGTAATCATCAAAACCCGAGCTTGGATTATATTCAGTAAATATTATCTTGCGTTTAGGTTTTCCCTTTAATACATAGGTGTTTTCAAGAGCAGTAACAAATTCTTGGGTAATCGAACGCCCATTATCCTTGGCAGATTTTTCGATAATATCCTTCAATTCTTTGGGCATACGAAAGTTCGCTTGGGTTGTTTCTGACATTCTAGTATCCTTTTATGAGTTAGTGATATTATTAAAGCATAATGCTTGCAATAAATAAAGCATTATGATTTAATAAACATGCTTTATAGCAAAAAGGCTATAAGCAAACACAAAAAAGCCTCATACATTACTTTCGACGGAATTGTATGAGGCTGTTAACCCAAATCAAAAGGAATTAACATGACTAGTTTAACAGTTTACGCGCCACAAATCACTATTCTTGACCATATAGTAAGCACCATTGATGGTCTTTACTCTCTTAATGATTTACATAAAGCAAGTGGAGGAAGGGTAAAACACAAACCTGCATTTTTTCTGAGAAATGAGCAAACTAAAGAGATTGTGACCGAGTTGCAGATCTGCAACTCGCCTGAAGAGGTTCTAAGAGTGCAGCGTGGCGGTACTAATCAGGGTACATGGGTTTGCAAGGAATTAGTTTATTCCTACGCTATGTGGATAAGTGCAAAATTTCATATAGCTGTTGTTCGAACGTTCGATGCTTTAATCACACGTACTGATGCCAAACAACGAGAATCCCTAGTTGCTGCTTGCGATAAGTTAGCAATAGGTAATACATTGCGTAGTGAGGTGTACACCATAGTCGCCAATCATTTTGGTTATGAGAAAGTGACGCAGATACCCGCGCCATTACTTCCTGAAGCAGTCGCATTTGTTTACGAGATGATATTAGCTCGTCAAAAACCAGTAAAAACGGTAAGTGATGGCGTCCTTATGAATAATCGCATGTGGAATGATGTTGGTTTTGTCAAGACCGAGCAGATGTGTTGGATGACTAAAGACTTATCTACCTTACTTGCACAAGTTAGTGAAAAGGTCAGTGAAATAAAAAGAGCGCAAAATACTATTTTCGACAGTTTTAATGAGCAGAAATGGAATGGTTTGACTCCAGAACAGCTTGAACGAGTAGACAAGCAAGGCAAGCTCTTTCTCTAAGAGACTGATTTATAATTAAACAAGAGCCTTACATTTATTTGTAGGGCTTTTTCACTTAACCTAAAAGAGATTGTTATGACACCAGAAAAACCCATGATAGATATTAATTACGTTACGCCTGAGCAATTCCCAGATAACTATAAAGTTTGGGGCGATGACGGCTTTGAACGCATCAACAATCTGTTAGATAAAGCAGTTCATCTTGTTAGCAGAAAAGCTAAAGGCGAGGTCATGATCTATGCTGGATTATCAGACAATAAAAGCAAAGCGGGTAAAAAACCAGTAGTATTTATTGATTGTGATAGCTTGAATCGCTACTACATTGACGAGCGCCATATTAAAGCTGGAAAACTACCCAAACCCGATAGGGCAAGCGCCTTTAAATAACTAAAGAATAAATTAATAAGCTCACTTTAATTAGTGGGCTTTTTTATGCCCAAAATTCGAGGTGAGACAATGTCAGGTGATTTAGATTTTAACGTGCAACTGCGTGTACTTAATGAGCAGTTTAATAACGGCATCAACCAAGCGCGTGATAAGTTTACGCAGTATGCTCAGTCAGTACAGCGCAACGTAGCGCAGATGAATACTGATACCGAGCGAGCATCAACCATGCTGGCAGGGCTTAATAATATTAGCTCGGATAGACTGACGGCTGAGATAAGAGCCACAGCTGATCAGTTACGGCAGATGGGCGCAGGCGCTAATATATCAGGTGAGCAAGTTGAGTCAGCAATGCAAGCGTCGGCGCTGCAAGTCATACGACTTGGCAGACAACTGGAGGTTGCACGTTCGGAGGCAGTACGATTAAGCCAGACCAATACCAGTCCGGAGGATATCGAGCTGGCAGCCGCTAACGTCAATCGATTAGAGCAAGAGCTAAACGGTGCTCGTAGCGCCAGTGTCAGCTTAGCAAATGAGCTGTCAGGTGCGATGAATCGTGCCAGCACAACCGCTGACAATGCGCGTAATGCACTCTATCGCATGGCCAACATACGGGTGCCGGAAACAATACGTGGTGAGATTGATAGTATCAGCCGAGCATTGGTTGATTTTCAGAATAATAGCGGTCGTCCTGCAGCTGAAATCGAGCGAGCAACACGAGCGGCTGAGGAGCAAATCAGACGGCTTGAGAATGAGTTAAATGGTGTTGATGACACGATAAGACGGACAGATGTAAGTACGGGAGGTCTAAGCAGTGGCGTCGGTAAGCTTAAAAATGCTATGAGTGGATTAGCAGGGCTTTTGGCAGCGGCAGGTCTTAGTATTGGTATAAGTGAGATTATCCAAACAGCTGATGCGTTCATCTTGTTAGAGGCTAAGATTAAGCTTGCTACAGGTGAGGGCGCAAACTTTGTTAATGGCTTTAATGGCGTTAAGCAAATTGCTGCTGAAACACTCTCAAGTGTAGAAAACACAGGCGAGCTATTCGCTCGTATCACACAAGCGTCCGAGATGTTAGGATTAGCGCAAAATGATGTTTTAGGTATTACAAAAACTATTAACCAAGCTATTCAGCTGTCAGGTGGCAGCGCTGCCAGTGCGGACGCTGCAATCACCCAATTAATTCAGGGATTGCAATCTGGCGTAGTACGTGGCGAAGAATTTAACAGCATCATGGAACAATCCCCACGTTTGGCTAAGGCAATGGCGGATGGTCTGGGCGTGACTCGTGGTGAACTACGAGCCATGGCGCAAGATGGTAAGTTAACGTCAGAGGTAGTCATTAATGCGGTACGCTCGCAGGGTGAGGCGATAGGTAAAGAGTTTGAAACGCTACCTGCTACCGTTGGCAATGCTGTTCAGACGATGAAAAACACATTGTTCTTATTCATTGGTGATATCAATGAAGTAGTCAATCAATCAGGCAAAATGGCTGCGGGGATTGATCATATTAGCAAGGCAATAAAAAATATTGACCCTGCGACTATGGCGGCCTTGAACCTTAAGTTTGAACAGACAGTTGAAATGGTAAGCGTGTTATTTACGACTATAAAGGATTTATACACGGGCTTTAGTGACCTGATAAGCATCATGGATTTAACCTCTAAATCAGGCGAAAAGGTAGGGTTGATAACAAAATTTATCCAACAAGCCAGCGTCGCTATGGGCGTTATGATTGATGGTGTAAAAGGCTTTTCGATTATCGCTGATAGCGTGTTTGGCACTGTTAGCGGAATTATTGGTAGCGTCTTAATCGGCATCGCTAAAATGAACGGCGAAACGTCCACTATGGGCGAAGAGCTTATGCGTAAGCAAGAGGAGTTGCACGCACGTTCAGAGCAAAAGATGATGGATTTTCAGTCATCAACCGGTAAAGCTTGGACGGAAATGAACAAGACGGCTCAAGATAGGCTTAATGACACACTTAAGGTGGCAACCGATAATTACGATGAAATGGTGGCTAAGGGCACTATATCAGCGGAAGCAATGGAAGAGCAGTATATCAAGGTAGCACTCGCCAAGATTGCCGCCAATAACATGATCGTCAGCGATGATGACCGCCTTGATTTAGCGCAAAAGGACTTGCAAGCAACTATTAGTGATACTGGCGAAGTCATCATTGAATCGGCAAAAGGCGTGCAGGCTGCCTATCTTGGCGTTGGCGAGAGCTTTGCAGAGGTCGCAATAAAAGCTCAGGTTTCTGGCACCTCAATGCGTGAATCGCTGACTGATGCAGTACCAAAGGCGCAAACGATAGGCGCGGTCGATGATATTATTTCATCTCTTAGTGCACTTGGTAGCCAGGGCAAAATATCAGGCGAAGATATGGCGTTCGGCATCAACATGGCTAATGAGCGTTACAAAGAGATTGAGGAAAACTTTGCCCGTTATGCTGCTAAGAGCATTAAAGACAATAATGGCATCGTCACAAGCGAGCTAGAGAAGGCAGCAGCCTTGCAAGGCTTAGCAGTACAAGCGACTGAAACAGGTGGGGTGTTAGTCACGCAGCTTGACAAATCAACCTTGGCTAGCACGCGCACTAAGGACGAGATAGATAAACTGGCAGGTGCGGCGGGTGTAGGTCTTTCCGCAGGGTTCATGAAATCTAAAGAAGGGCTTAATGAATTAGTAGATGGCTATGATGATTTAGAAAAGGCAGGTTATGACGCAGGCGGTGCAGTGATTAATGCGCTAACTGAAATGTCCAATAAGGCATCTAATACTGCTGAGATAGAAAACCTTACTATCACATGGAATGAGCTGTATAAAGAAGGAAAAATAACAGGTCAAGAGCTTGCAGACGGCTTAGAGCAAGTCGAAAACCGCGCCAATATCCTAAAAGACGGAATTAATGGCGTTACCGAAGCTTACGGCTTCTTGGGGTTAAAAACCCGCGAAGAATTAGGTAAAGACTCTAAAGCTCACACTGACGCATATAATATTATTTTAGAAGACGGCAAAGCCACAGCTGAACAGATAGATGAGGCGTTTTTAAAGACTGCCAAATCTAACATCGCAGCCAATGGCGGCGTTATTGATGCGGTCACAAAGCGAATGGCTGCTGAGCGCGGCGTAACAGTTGTTCTTGATGAACAGAAGCGTGTAACCGTTGAAAAAATGGGACAATCAGCCAAGGCAAACGATAAGGTAACAACGTCTGTTGGTCGTATTAAAACAGCTTATGACGGCATAGCATCAAGTGCAGGCAGTGCAGGTAATGCCATGGTGCAATCAGCTAACAATGCAGCATCTGCTTACGATAAGTTGCAGCAAAAGATTAAAGACGTCAAAGAAGCGCAAGCGGTTTCTGGTGGTGATGAAACGCTTAAAAACTTGCGAGTTTATGGCACTGAGAAAGCGCCGGCTGAAGGTAATCAATTCGGATCAAAGCTGGCGGTTGAAAACTTTTTTAAATCAGCGGGTCTATCTGTAGAACGTGCGGCAGAAGAAGCTCGCAAACTATACGCCAAGCAAGGTACAGCAGATGGCACGCTAAATTTTGGTAAGCTGCAAGGTTTTAAAGACGGTCAAGTAATGACTGCTTCTGATATCGAAAAGTTTAAAAGCGCATCAGTATATCTTGCTGAAATAGCGAGTCGCGCGCGTGACGATGAGCGTCAGAAAAGTAAGTACGAATCAAGTCTTAATAAGATACCTGATTCAGCGTTGCAAGCGGTTAGCAGTCTAAATAAGCAGCCTAGTTTTGATACGGGCAGCAATACTATTGGTAGCAAGAGTTATGACGTCAAGTTTACACTGGGCGGCATAACAGCAAATGCAAGTGTGCCGGAATCTCAAGCGGCAGTGTTTGAGCGCATGATGCAAGAATTACAAGCAAGTAAAGCAATCGCAGGTTACTAGCCACTCAATGAGTGGTTTTTTATTATCTAAAATTTGAGGAAAGGCACATGCCACACAACACGCCATTTTGGGACATTATTTTGCTAAAGCTCTTGGTATTTCTGCCGAAAGTATTCGCTGCAGTCATTGGCGCTATCTTCGGATTAATGCTATCAGGTGACATTGGCAGGGACGGCAAGATACAGGTAAATCTATCAGTCATTGTTAAGTTTACAATCGCAGTTACTATCTCACTATTTGGCGGTGCAGCTCATATTGAGTTTATGGGCTATCAAAATTATAGCGTCATGACACATGGGGCGATCATGCTCGTATGGGCAGTTTTCGGCATGCTAGCGATAGGCATTGTTTATCAAGCAGTGGCGCTCATGCAAGGGAAGCCAATATCATCAATAGCAAGAGAGATTAAAGACGCGGCGTTTGCGATATTTGGCAAATAATAATCAGTATTAAATATAGCCCCTTAATTGGGGTTTTTTTTGGGGTGGAATATGTCACATGATGAGTTTTTTAAATGGTTGAAATCAAAACAGGGCAACGGCAAGCTGACGCAAACGCAAGTTGATGGCGCGAATGCGGTCCTATCGGTAGTCAGAGCTGATGTGCTGCAAGATTTTATATCGGCGCTTACCGGGTGGTCTGTTAACGATGATCGTGCGATGTCGAAAGAGGGTATTGACCTACTCAAGTTTTATGAGGGCTTAAAGCTAAAAGCCTACCAGGATACCGGTAAGGTTTGGACTATCGGCTATGGGCACACATCGGCTTCTGGCGGTATGAAAGTCTATCAAGGGCTTGTAATCACACGCGAGCAAGCAGAGCAGTTATTAAAAGACGACTTGGCGCGTATGACCTATCCTGTCGTTGACGACTTGGTAAAAGTGCCATTAACACAAGGTCAGTTTGATGCTATGTGCTCGTTTATCTACAATCTTGGCGAAGGGCAGGTAAGTAAATCAACATTGCTACGACTGCTAAACGCAAAAGACTATAAAGGCGCGTCCACTCAGTTTGGTAGATGGGTTTTTGATAACGGCGTTGAGCTGGACGGCTTGATTGCTCGTAGAGCAGCAGAGCGCAAACTTTTTGCCTCATCTGGTGATTTATGAATCTAATCTTACTGTTAAAGTTTTGGCGTGAAATAGCTATCACTGTTTTAATCATTGCGCTGCTAGCAGTATGGTCGCTGTATGCAAGTCGCGGCGATGCTATCAAGCAGATTAAGACAGATCACGAACTTCAGCTAACAACACTGAAAGCAAACTACGTTGAAACAGCAAGACAAATTGAGAGACAAGCTTATGAGCAGACAATACAGGCAGCTAATGACGCGAAAGCACGTGAGCAAGTTATCATTGCTGATGCTGCTAGCGCCCGTGATGCTGTTGCCAGCCTGTCAGACACAATCGACAAGCTCAGTGCCAACGCTGCAGCCGATGCCAACTTTAGAATCGAGTATTCCAGAACGACAGGCAACTTACTCAAAGAATGCAGCGGACAATATATCAGCATGGCAGAAACGGCTGATAGAATTGCAAACGACTTACGAGCAATCCAAAGTGCCAATAAGCGGTGATTAATAACTAGCGTTCCTCACATCTGAGGAGCGCTTTTTTATTTGCCTGAAATTTGAGTTGTTTCCAAAATGGAAATAACTGAAATTACTCGGTAGTTGGTCTAAACACGTCTAAGTTGGTCTAAATAATCCGCCCAACGCTGCATCATGTCTCTACGCTTATCAATCATTGTCACACGATTATAGGCACGGCCGTTGGCGTCACGCACGTTATGGCCAAGCTGTAATTCTGCCAACGTCTCACTAATACCTAATTGCTCAACCATTAGCGTTCGAGCAGATGCGCGGAACCCATGAGGCGTGTGAACGTCTTTATATCCTAATCGCCACAAGAATTTGTTGAGCTGTTGCTGATGCTCAAATTTTTCTTTGCGCCTACTATTATAAAACACGTATGGCGTTTTGCTCGTAAGTGCGTGAAGTGCTCGTAAGTGCTCGATAGCTTGTGTTGGTAGCGGTACTACTAGGCTAGCCACCATATCGCCACGGTTGCCCGTTTTCTGTGGGCTGAACGTCCATGTCTTAGCGTCAAAGTCGATAGCATCCCAACGCATTGAGCACATATCACCGTTACGCTGGAACAGCAGAGCTTGCAGCTTTAGTATGTTTTGAGCATGGCCGTAAAAATCAGTGACGCTATCAATATCGCTTAATAACTTGCCAAACGCTATAGGCTCAATAATCGCATGATGGTGTTCTGTCTTTGGCTTTGGCAGCATTAAGTCAGCCACAGCTATAGCAGGGTTGTTATCAATATAACCTTGCCCGATAGCTAATGCAAAAATGCGCTGACATACACCGCGTACGCGCTTGGCCGTCGGTATGGTTTTCTTTTCAATATCTTTGATTGCTCGCAGTACATCAGGCGTCTTAATATGATCAATAGGCATGCGCCCGATATATGCTGCAGCATAAGCGATATGTGTGCGCTTTTGCTCAATAGTACGATGCTCAAACTGTTTTGACGCTATCTGTGATTGCAGCCACTCATCTGCCAACTCGCTGAATGTTGGCATAGCTCGCTTTTTATTGTGAGCATCTTGATGGTGAAATACCGGATCAATACCGCCAGCTAACAATGATAAATTATTGCGGTACATATCACGGGCTTGCTCAAGTGTAAAAACGGGATAGGCGCCCAGGGTAAAGTTTTTACGTTTGCCCGTAACAGGGCTAGTAAATCGATGGCGAAATGTAGTAGTCTTATTATCTCGAATATAAAGATTCAAACCTTTATAACCTTGAATAGTGTAAACTTCATCACCGCTGTCATGCTCTTTGATAGCTTGTTTGATTTGTGAGTCGGTTTTAATGCCAGCATCTTTTAATTTTTGGTTAGCCATTTTGATTACCGTTTGATTACCACTTGATTTGACATAGATTGCAACAGTTTGGAACGGTATGCAATAGCAGTGAGTTAAAAAGGCTGTAATCATGGGGTGTTGCAAGGTCTGTCAGGCTGTTGCAAACCATATCAAACAAACTGCCTGATGGAGTCGCTTTTTTTTGCCTAAATTTTGATAGCAGTTTTTATAAATAGTTAAAAAATGGTCGTTTTATATAACAAGTCCTTCATTGTAAAGGGCTTTTTTTCGCCTAGCTTTTGTCTTATTTTAAACTTTAAGTAAAATATATAAGTTAAAATACAATGTAGTAACTTTTATTAACAATAAGATTAATACAAAGCATTTTAGAGTCTGATGATGAAAGTGTTTGTTTGGCTGTCCCTAGCTTTACGCTTTTTAATCCCAGCCTTTAGCAGCATGATAATTATCGACAGAGGCAACAGGGTTACGACCAAATAGATTATAATGACAATGTAGAGAGCAGTCATAGCAAAGCTGCTATTATTAGTCAGCTATCAGTCAGCCTTATGGTTATAATTATTACCAGCGCTGACTGAGCGCATTGCATACAGCGATGTTACACGATACGATAGTCAGTCATTGGTTAGGCATTCGGCAGCTTTTTTAACATTATTTATTTTCTCAATATTTTCTTTGTCATTGAAAGTCTATAAACCCATTTTAGATACGTAGGATAGTAGAGTTGCATGAGTGATATCCAAGACCCGCAGCTGGTATTACAGCGTCGTATACAGCAGCGTCAGATTTTAGCGATGATGGGTATCAATCACTGGGTACAGCCAAGCTCAGAAACCCTTAATATCACTGATATTGCAGCACCTACTGTAATGCCCAGCATGGCTCAGTCTGTTTCTACTACTAGCAATATCAATACACAGCTATATACTGAACAGCCATATACTGAACAGCCAGTTGTCAGTATCGTAAATCCAGATGAAGCAAACGTTAAAATATCAGATAGTGCAGCTTCTATAGCAAACTTAGCAACTAATAGAGGTACTGACCATAATGTCTCTGATTATCCTTATAATGAAGCGGCAACTGACGATCTCCAAGACATAAGCGCGCATACCTTTAACGAGCAAAGCCCCGTTACTTATAGTTTTGATGCAATTAGCCCTGATACCACAGTTGGCTCTAAGATAGACACGGTCGTTCAACAGGCCGTTGCCCCGTTTGAGGAGCAGGCATTCTCTAATGACAATCATTATGACAATACTTTTAAAGTAGCGCCGTTCGACTTACAAGGTGGTCGTTATGGCGATTGGGTAGTCATCGCTGATATTCAGTCGCTTAATAATGACAGCCAGAAACTTTGGCAAAATATTACACAAGCACTATCAATCTCTTGTGAGACGACATCATTCCCTATCTGTGAGGGGATGGATACTGCTGAGCTTGCCAATGCCAGTTTTGCTGGATATGTCTTCAAAATTGGGCGCAGCGAAGAGATAAAAGTAGCGACACTAACGCCATTGCCTGAAGGGCTTGATCATCCCAATTTGACTACTGCACCAACGTTAGATGAAATGCTTACTGATAGCAGCTTAAAGCGCACGCTTTGGGAGATGATTTCTGGTGCGGCTGATTAA